CGTCTGCTGGGCCGGGATTTGACGCCGGAGCAGATCGCCAAGATTCAAGGGGCGATGGCCGACATCAAAGCCAACAAGGCGGTGGATGTGGCGGGCGGGCAGGTGCTGCATTCCGCGCTGCGGAAGGCGGACACCGTGCGCAAGGTGTCCGAGCGTGGCGGTGGACTCGTGCGCGATGCGGTGAAGGCGGCCAAGGGTGAGGCGCGTGAGAAAGATCGCTGGGGCCGCGAGAAGAAGCGCGAGTGGGAAAAGCCGTGGTTCCAGCGCCGGCGCAATCAGCTCATCGCTGGGGCGGGGCTGCTGGCGGCAGGCTACGTGGGCCGCCACACGAAGGTGGGAGCACGGGCCGTGCGCAAGGGTGAGGAGGCGATCGGCAAAGCGCGGACCTGGGCGAACAAGAAGCTGGCGAACGTCTTCCCGGATGAAGGCACGGAAGCCGCGCGGGCCGCGCACAATGCCAAAGTCACGGGCAAGCCGCAGAGCACGCCTGCGGACATCTTGAAGCAGACGGAGGCGCAGGCCAAAGCCACGCGTAAAAAGGCGGCTGAGTTGGATAAGGCCAAGAAGAAAACAGCGGCGAAGGGACCGGAGCTGAATCTGGTGCCGGAGCCGAAGTCCCCTGCCCCGGCCAAGCCTGCGGTCTCCAAAACTCCCGTCTCCAAGTCGCCGCCTCCCCCGGCCTCCGCGTCTTCTGGCGGCGGCTCCGTTTGGGGGCAGTCGCAGATTTCCAACACGCCTGCGCCGCAAAAGGCCGCGTCGAAGCCGAAGCAGCCTCGGAAGCCGAAGCCGGGCGTGGCGGCTCCCAAGCAGCCGACTTACAACGGCAAGACCGGCAAGTGGGAGATGAACCGCCTGCTGCTCCAGGCGCTCACGCAGTTCGAGAAGCCGTTCGCGGGTTACAACGCGAAGCGGCATGCCCGCACGGGAGGGCTCAACGATGGCTTTCGGAAGAGCTACAACCGTGAGCATGGCAGCAACCTCAAGCGGCCGGTGACGACGAAGCCCTCGAAGCTGAAGGCAGGCTCGGAAGCGGCGGGGCGGCGGAAGTCGTTCTGCGCCCGCATGGGCGGCATGCCGGGGGCGACGTCGAAGGGGGGTGAGCTCACGCCGAAGGGTGCGGCCCTGCGCCGGTGGAACTGCATGGCGATTCAGGCGCTCACGCAGTTCGCGGACCCGCTCGATGTGGGCTGGGACATCCGCGATGCGCGGGGGAACTCGGCGCGGGTGTTTGCACCGCAGGCCGGGCAGCGGGATCGCCGCCCGAAGCGCTGGCATGAGAAGGTGGAGAACGAGCGCAAGCTGTGGGCCGGGGCGGCGCTGACGAGCACGCTGGCCGGTGGCGCGGCCATGCGGAAGCTGATGGGGCGGCAGTCGGACAAAGCCGTCAAGGAAGCCCTGAAGCGGCAGGCACAGCAGATCGGCGCGGCGGTGAAGAAGCGTTGGAAGAAGAAAGAAACAAACATCGTGCGCGGGAAGTTCGGCAGTGACAGTGCCCCGCAGCAACCGCCAGCGGCGGCGTAGGTTGACGCATGGCAGGGATGATTCACCTTCTCTGCCATGCCTACCTCCTCTGCTTCCAAGACAAAACGCTCGCTGCATCCGCTCACTGACAAGCTCACGCATGAGCTTGATGCGGTGGGTGCCACGGCGCATGGACGAGCGCTGCATTACCGCGCTCTGGCGCGGAAGCTGGAGATGAAATTGGCGCGGATGAAGAAGAAGAGTTGAAAGGCTGTGGGAGGTGCCGAAGCCGGGGGGGTGAGTGCGGCGGCGTAGGGCCAGACTAGGAGACTAGGAGACTGGGAGACTTTGAGATGGGGAGATTCTGAGTCTCCTCTTCTCCTTGCCTCCTCTTCTCCAAGTCTGGCTTGATTGACACCCGCCGCAGGTTTTCACACCCATGAACCGCCTTGCCCAAATCACCGCTCTTTCTGCTTCGATTGACACCACCTTGAACGAGTTTGCCCTGGCGGCGAATCCGGCGGGGGAATACCCGTGGCAGCAGGCGCAGCGGGAGCGGCGTAACCGCCGGGTGGCTGGTGCCGCGGTGGGCACCGTTGCCGTGGGTGCGGGCGTGTATGGCGCGAAGAAAGGCATGGACGCGCTCAACAAGCGCTACGGCACCTCCGGCGTCGATGGTGTCAAGACCGGGGCGGCTGACCTCGTGAACCGCGCCGATGATGCGATGAAGGGGGGCGTGGCGAAGGTGAAAGCCGCTGCCGAGCCGATGATCGCCAAGGCCAAAGATATGGCCGCGCCCGTGCTGAATCCGCTCAAGCGCAAAGTCGCCGCCGGTAAATTGAGCTACGCCCGTGGCAAAGCTCAAAAGCAGGGCATGGGCAAGATGATCGGACGCGTGGCGCGTGCCGTGATTCATGCCAGCCGCGCCGACCAGATCATCGCCCTCGAAGCCAAGATGGACGGGGTGCTGGCGGAGTTTAGTCTTGGCACTACGGGTGCTGTGATCGGCGCGGTGGATGCCGCGATCCAAAAGAAAGACGGTGAAACGACGCCGGAATACCTGCAACGCACCGCTAAAGGTGCGGTGAAGGGTGCGCTGATTGGCACCGGTGCCAAAGTTGCGAGCGTTTTGGCGGGCGGTGCGTTGATGGCGTATGCCAAACGTCATCCAAAGATGCGCAACGCCATGATGAGAGGTGAGCGGTATCGATCCAAGTTTGGCAGCATGCCGCGAGTGGCACAGCCAGTCTGATCTCCAAGTCTCCCCTTCTCCTCGTCTCCTCTTCTTTCTGCCATGACTTCCCTCACTCAACTCTCCCACCAGGTCGATGCGGCTTTGACGCTGTTCAAGGCGATGGGCTTCAAGAAAGCGGTGGGCACTTTTGTTCAAGATCTGGCCGGGGTGCGTTCACGGCGTATGAAGGTTGGAATCCAGAAATCTGGCCGTAAGGTGCGTGTTGATGACAGGGGGATAGAGGTGCAGGGCAGGTTAGATGACATTAGTGCTACTGAGGGGCGAAAAGTCTCCCGCATCGGTGAGCGGCTTGCCCGGATCCAGAATGCTGAATCTGCTAAACGAGCCGCCACGGGTGCCGTCTTGGGCACGGGTGCCGTCTTGGGCACGGGTGCCGTGGCTCGTGCACGGTATCGAAAAAACAAGACAGAGATGCGGACAGGAGTGTCCGCGCTCCCTTCACATGCCTTCGCTCGTCCCCGTGACGGCGATGGGCAGTTTGTGGCGAATGTGACGGGTGGGGCGGACCCGGTGACGATGCGGCAGGCTTACGGGGAAGATCCGAAGAAGTCGAAGCTGCTGGTGCCCGGCGCGGCAGCGGCGGCGCTGGGCACGGCGGGACTGCTGGGTGGCACGGTCAAAGGGCGTTCTTTGCTGGCGGGCGGCCTGCGCAAGGTGGAGGGGCTGGCACGCAGCGGGCGCGACAAACTGCAAGGCCGCGTGCGGATGAGCAAGCCGGGACGTGGGCGGCATCGTGAGCGTGTGCCAGGCCTGGGCGAGGTGCTTTACAGCCAAGGCAAGACTGGCTTAAATTTCCCGGTGAGTGGGGATTGAGGGGGTAGAGGATGGAGGATAGATGGTAGAGGATAGACGATATCGTTGACGCGCAGCGGTGGGCCTATGAGCACACTTTCTGCCGTTCACACGTTTCAGGTCAAGAGCAAGGACGCCGTCGTCAATGCGGATAAGGGGACCATCCATGGGGTCTCGATGATCACCGGGGATCTGGAGGCCAAGGGCCACGGGTTGCAGGTGGATAAGACCACGCTGAAGCAGATCTACGAATGCGCGGTAGGCATGGGGAAGGTGCCGGTGAAGACGAATCACGGCAGTGGGGTGGATGCGGTGAATGGTTACCTGTGCAACTTCCGCATCGACGGCGACAAGGTGCGCGGAGACTGGGTGCTGCTCAAAACTTACCCAACGACGCCGCATCTCATGGAGATGGCGGAGAAGATGCCGGAGAGCGTGGGGCTTTCGGTGGCCTTCCGGGGAGATCCCGAGCTGGCGGATGGCACAGCGGTGTATTTCGACCAAGAACTGAAGCAGCACTACACGCTCAAGGGGGGGCAGCGCCAAGCGGTGGTGGCGGGCACGAAGCTGTTTGCCCGATGCACGGAGCTGGTGAGCACGGACCTCGTGGCTAGCCCGGCGGCGAATCCCGAGGGGATGTTTTCGGCGCGAGGTGTTGACAGCGGGCCTGAGAGCATGGCTAACCCATCTACTTCCCCTGTTGAAATTCCTGCTGCCGATGCGCAGATGCCCGACTGGGCTCAGGCACTCTCTGACAAACTCGATTCCATCAATGAGCGTATGGACGCCATGGAAGACTCTGGTGAGAACGATCAGAATACGATCTCCCAAGAGGAAATCCAAGCCGGTCTCGAAGACGGCACGCTCGTCGATAACGGCGACGGCACCTTCTCGCTGGCTGAGCAAGCCGAGGACGCCGATGGCGATGACGACGGCAGTGGCGAGGGTGAAGAAGGCGAAGGCGGTGAAGCCGCTGAAGGTGTGCCTGCCGAAGCTGCGGCGGCCATGGCACGCGGGGATGTCCTCACCGCGTTCAGCATCATGAGCCAGCACGCGGTGAATCAGGCGCTCGCCGCCCGCGATGCCGCTGAGGCCAAGCGCCAGGAAGTCATCGCGTTCAACGCACTCCAGGCCAAGACGGGCCAGCTCACCGAGTTCGCGGCACAGGCCAAGGACCAGATCGAAGCGCTGCAGGCCGAGAACGCCGAGCTGCGCAAGTTCGCCTCTGCCAAGGGCAAAACCAGTGCCGGAGCCGAAACCTTCTTCGCGGCCAAGCCGCAGGGTGGCGGCGGCCAGATCACGACCTTCGAGCAGGCCACGGCGCACTACGCCACGGAGTTCGCCAAAGCGGCTCCTGCGGAAAGCAAGGTGACGGTGCAGGCCCGTGCGGTCGAGTTCGCCACCAAGCACCACCCTGACCTCTACGAAACCTGGCAGGTGGCTCGCGGCATCCGCCCGCGTTACGCCTGAGCCGTCCTGAAACCCATCCCCTGAACCTTTCACTTTTTCACGATCATGCAGGACTCCAATCGCCACACTTTCTACGCCAACTCGGGCGCTCTCGCGGCCAACCGCCGTGTCTCCATCAACAGCAGCAACAAGCTCGTGTATGCCGGTCCCGGCACCCGCGCCGATGGCACGCTGCAAACGGACATCGACTCCACCGTTGTTTCGAAATCCTACGGCACGATCATTGAATTCGCCTACGGCCAGCACTGGGGTCACAACTCCGGCGCGTCCGCCATCGCCATCGGTGATGAACTCGAAGCCGCTGCCAATGGCATGATCACCAAACGTGTGGCCGGTGCGCTCATCGGCGTCGCCCTCGAAGCCATCGGCGCGGTTGAAGGGGGCATCCGCTACCTGCCCAAGGAGCAGACCGCTGATCCGGTGGCCGGTCAAGGTGGCAAGGTGACGCAGATCACCAGCGCCAGCACGGGGGTGACCTTGAGCAAGCGTGTGGGCCAGATCACCACGGTGGCTTTGACCACTGCCGGTGGCGCTGAGGAAACCTTCACAGTGACCAACACCACGGTGGAGGCACAGGACATCATCCCCTTGAGCACCACCTACAACGGCGCGGGAACGCCTGCCTTCAGCGTGAAGAACGTGACGAACGGCAGCTTCGACATCGTCATCACGAACCTGCACGCCAGCAACGCCCTCAATGCGCTGATGGTGATCAACTTCCGCGTGCTGAAAGGCGCGGTGGATGCCGACCTGGCCTGATCCTTTTCCTGAAACCCAGAACGAACTTTTCACTGACATCCGATTATGCCTTACTCCAACGCCGCTGCCGTCCATCGCCCTGACATCAAGACTTTCCTTGAGCAGGCTCGTGAAGCCGAAACAGGCCTCATCGCCGAGAAAGTTCTCGGCATCTACCCCTCCGAAACCCAGACCGGGCGCTACCCGCGCTACAAGATCGACAAGGGCGAACTGCTCAAGACTGAGCTCGAAACCGAACGTGCGCCGCACAGCGCCTACAAGCGCGTGAACCGCTCCTGGGAATGGAGCACTTACGACTGCGTGGATCGCGGTCTCGAAGGCGCGGTGGACGACACTGAGCAGGCTGAAATGGCGAAGTTCTTCGACGTGGAAGTCAAGGAAGCCAAGCTGGTGCGCCGCAATGTGGCGCTCTCCTATGAGCGCCGCGTGGCGAACCTCGTGATGAGCGAGGCGAACAGCGGCTTCACTGCCGTGAACAGCGTGGCGGCCTACACGGAAGCCGGGCTGGCGAACATCGACATCGCCCGGGATGTGCAGGATGCCAAGCGCTACCTGGAAGCGCGTGGGGTGAATCCCGATGACGTGAGCATCGTGCTGGCCCGCCAGGTGTGGGATCGCCTGCGCCGCTCGCCGAAGCTCCTGAGCTACACCTTTGGCAACAACGCCAACGTGGGCAATGTGAAGCTCTCCCTCACCGCCGCTGCGGATGCGCTGGAGGTCAAGGAGATCATCGTTTCCGGACGCCACTACGACGCGGGCAAGAAGGGTGGCAGTGCCAGCCTGACGGCCATCTGGGGCACCAGCACGGTGCTCATCGCGAACCTGGCTGCGGGTGACTTCAACAACGGCGGCATCGGCCGCACGATCACCTGGACTGAGGATGGCGACGGCCTTTACACGGCCGAAACCTACCGCAATGAGACGACCCGCGAGGACATCGTCCGCGTGCGCCAGAACACCGGCGAGCACATCATCGACACGAACGAGGGCTACCTGATCAACACGCAGTGGGCGTAAGTTCTAAGTTTGAAGTTTGAAGTTTCAAGTTACCGCCACCCTTTGGGGTGGCGGTTTTGTTTTGGGTTGATACGAGCGCGTGGGGATGCGGTTGTATGCGAATCTCCTCAATGGTGTGGTCAGTGCGGAATGGCCTGCCCGCAGTGGTCCGGTGACTCAAGAAGTCAAGGCGCTGACGGGAGAGCGGGTGGAGGTGCGCTTCCATCAGGACGGCGAGGCGGTGCTGCTGGAAAGCGGCAGCACGCTGGCGCTGCGCGTGCGCGCCACCAAGAGCGCGGGACTACTGGCGGAGTTGACGGAGTTTGAGGTGCCAGAAAACGCCGCCACAGGCTTTTACAGTGGGCGTTTGAGCCTGAACACAGATGCCATCCTGGCGCTGCTGGCGGCCAGCCCGACGAAGGAGCTGTTTCAAGTGCTGGCGGCGCTGGAATGGACCATTCCAGGCGCGGACGCGCCAGAAGAGAGCGATGACCTGATCTTCTCCCTGCAACGCCGCACCGGCGCTGGCGGCGGTGATCCGCTGGTGATGCTGACGCCGTGGGAATGGCTGAAACTCCGCGCTCCTGAAGCCAATGGTTTCACGCACGACGATGAAGCCGAAGAATTGGCCGTCGCGGGTGGTTCTGGCAGCGGCGATGTCGTTGGCCCTGCGAGTGCCGCAGACAACGCCATCGTGCGCTACAACGGCACCAGTGGTAAGGTGGTGCAAGCCAGCGGCATCACCATCGCCGATGGGGCCACCGGCACACTGAGCGGCACCAACACGGGTGACCAGGTCAACATCACCGGCAATGCGGCGACGGTCACCACCAATGCCAACCTCACCGGCCCTGTCACCAGCATCGGCAATGCCACCAGCATCGCCAACGGGGCGATCACCAACGCGATGCTCGCTAATGAGGCGGTGGCGAATCTGAGTGGCACCAACACAGGAGATCAAACCGCCGCTTCTCTCGGACTCGTCATCGGCACCAACGTCCAGGCCTACAGCGCCAACCTCGCCACGTTCGCGGGCATCGCTCCAGCGGCCAACGTGCAGAGCCTGCTGAATGCGGCGGACTATGCCGCCATTCGCACCCTACTCGGACTGATCATCGGCACCAACGTCCAGGCCTACAGCGCCAACCTCACCACGTTCGCGGGCATCGCGCCAGCGGCCAACGTGCAGAGCCTGCTGAATGCGGCGGACTATGCGGCCATGCGCACCCTACTGGGTCTCGTCATCGGCACCAACGTCCAGGCCTACAGCGCCAACCTCGCCACGTTTGCGGGTATTGCACCCGCGGCCAACGTGCAGAGCCTGCTGAATGCGGCGGACTATGCGGCCATGCGCACCCTACTGGGTCTCGTCATCGGCACCAACGTCCAGGCCTACAACGCCAACCTCACCACGTTCGCGGGCATCGCGCCAAGCAGCAATGTGCAAAGCCTGCTCTCCGCCGCAGACTACGCCGCCATTCGCACGCTGTTGAGTTTAGGCAGCGCCGCACTTCTCGCCTCAAGTGAGGGGGCCAACGGCAGCGCAGACGCGGGTAAGGCCATCGTCTTTGACGCCAGCGGTGGCGCGACCATCTCTAATGCTCTCGTCGTTTGGGCTGCCACTGGCACTTACCCCTATGCGTTGCTTGCCAGCGATTTTCTGAAATTCGGCACTGCGACTCTTGATTCGTTTTTACGATCGCCCACACTTACCGCCAACCGCGAATGGCTGCTGCCAGATTTCAGCGGCACACTGCTCGTCAGTGGAGCGCTCGGCACTGGTGTTTACGATGCGCTCGCGGTTGCCATCGGCTCCGCTGGGGCTCCCGTTCTATTCAACGGCGCAGGCGGCACGCCGAGCAGCCTCACCCTCACCAACGCCACCGGACTGCCCACGGCTGGCCTCGTGGATGATGCAGTGACTCTTGCCAAGATGGCCGCAGGCACCGCAGGCAACCTCATCACCTACGACGCCAGCGGCAACCCTGCCGTCGTCGCCACCGGCACCGCCGGTCAAGTGCTGACGAGCAACGGCGCGGGCGCGGCCCCAACGATGCAGACACTGAGCGGCGGTGGAAATGCGCTCACCAGCAATCCGCTCTCTCAATTTGCCGCCACGACCTCCGCGCAACTCGCGGGAGTGATCTCCGACGAAACCGGCAGTGGAGCGCTCGTCTTTGGCAACTCGCCCACCCTCGTCACGCCGAACCTCGGCACCCCAAGCGCAGCCACCCTCACCAACGCCACCGGACTGCCGCTCGCGGGCATCACCGGCAGCACTTCCGCTCCTTTAGGTGTCGGCAGCCTTGAAGTCGGTCACGCGAGCGACACGACCCTAGCACGCAGCTCGGCTGGCAATCTCACGGTGGAGGGCAATCTGCTCTATCGCGCAGGCGGATCGTTTGTGGGCCTGCCAGCAGAATACAGCGTGGCTCTCTCAGACGAGTCCACAGCCCTCACGGCGGGCACCGCAAAAGTCACTTTCCGAATGCCTTTTGCCATGACGCTGGCAGCCGTTCGCGCCTCCGTCAATACAGCTCCAACAGGTAGCACGTTGGTGGTGGACATCAATGAGAGCGGAAGCACGATTTTGAGCACCAAGCTCAGCATCGACGCGACAGAAAAGACCAGCACTACCGCCGCCACCGCCGCTGTCATCTCCGACACCGGGCTTGCAGATGATGCCGAGATGACTATCGACATCGACCAGATCGGCAGCACCATCGCGGGCGCGGGGCTCAAAGTAACCCTTATCGGGACTCGCGCATGAACCTGGTGAATCCCTATCGCTTTGCCACTGGGCCCAACGATCCGCATTTCGCCAGCGTGGTCTTGCTGCTCCACGGCGACGGCACCAACGGTAGCACCGACATCATCGACAGCTCCGCCCTAGAGCTGACGCAAACAGCAAACACGGGAGTTATCACGAGCACCACTGATCCCAAATTTGGAACGGCGTCGTTGAGTTGTTCTGGCTCAAACGCAGTAACATTTCCCGCCGGTTCACATTGGGCGTTCGGCAATGGCGATTTTACCGTCGAGTATTGGATCAAAACGTCCAACACGGCAGGCCAAATTTTCGGACTGCGTGCCTATGTGCAAGGCGCGTGGAATGTGATACTTTACAACTCGCGACTCTATTGGCAGCGTTTTATCACGGACGGCAACTTATACAGCGTCAGTTTCAGCGCTTACTTGGGGCTATGGACGCACGTCGCGCATGTGAGGTCAGGAACAACTCATAAAATGTATATCAATGGCATCGAGGTGTCGTCGGTCACAGATTCATACAATTACAACAACAGTTCCAACACACTCCTCGTTGGCGGCATGTCGGGCGGCAACGGAAATTTCACGGGAGGACTGGAGATTCGTGTCACTAAAGGCGTTGCTCGATATACCGCTGATTTTACGCCTCCCACCGCTGCTTTCCCTGACTCATGAAAAAACTCTTCGATACCCTCACGCATACCTTTTTGACGACGTATCCGCGAAGCGATGATGCCGATATTGTCGGACTTGATCCCTCGCTTGTAATCTACGAGGTCATCGAAACCCCGCAGCCGGAAATCACCGCCAATCAATTCGTCACGCGCACCGAGACAGCAGATCACACCGCCAAGACGCTGACATTTGGCTGGCAGATCCACGACATCCCATCGACTCCAGTCATCGTCCCGTTTCGCTCCCTGGCCTTTGCACTCCTTCAAGCCGGGCTTTACGAGCAAGTCGAAGTCGCCGCACTCGCCACCGTCGAAGGCAAGATCTGGTGGCAAACGGCGCAGAGCACCACGGTGCAACGAGATCACCCATTCGTCATCGCCCTCGCTTTAGCCATCGGCCAAACCCCCGAGCAAATCGACGCCATCTTCGCCGCTGCCGCGCAAATTTGAACCTTGAACCACACATGAGCGAAGATTCCCTCTCCCGTATCGACCTCATTCTCTCTCGCCTGGAGCGTCTCGCCAAGCTCCTCCTGGCCGCGCTCATGATCATCGTCAGTGGGGCTATTTGGGCCGCGACCATGGAGCTGAGACTGCGCAGCGTCGAAGCCGAGCAAAGCCGCATCTCCCCAGACGTGAAGGCTCACGGCCAGCAGATCAGCAACCTCGAAGGCCGTCTCCACGGCATCGCCAGTCAGCTTGGCAAAGTGCCCGGCAAAGTCGCCGCGAAAATGAGCGAGGGAGAACAATGAGCACCGTCACTCCGGTCAATCCCGTCAACCTCGTCCCTCCCACTTTTGACACGCAGCTTCCAATATCATGAAAACCCTCCTACTCTCCTGCCTCCTGCTCTTCGCCCTCTGCCCCCTACTCTCCGCACAGGCCGTTGATCCCGCGCTGCAAGCCGCCGTGGATACCGCCGTGCCTGCGCAGTATGCCGGTTACACGAGCCTTGCCCTCATCACCCTCATGATGCTCGGGCGCTGGCTCAAAGCGCTGCAAAACGGCACCGGCATGCGCGGCTGGCTCTCCGCCATTTGGCTCGGCACCAACACGCCGAAGCTCCTCATCGCCTGCCTCTGCCTCCTGAGTCTGCCGAGCTGCTCCTACCTCGCGCCCCTCTCCGCCATCGCCATCGGCTACGGCGAGCGTAAGCAGCTTTTCACCGCTGACGACGCTGCCGCTCTGCGTGAGGTGCGTGAGGTGCTCACCAGCGCGAAGCAGCCGGTGCTCGTCCAGCCGAAAAATTAAACCTTCACCACCTTCACCACCTCCGCGATCCCATGACCTGGCTGCAAATCATCGCGTGGGTGGCGGGCATTTTGTTTGCGCTGGTCGCTGTTGGAGCGCTTGGACTCATCGCTCTGTTTGCCCTCGCGGATCGCGAGGCGGCCCGTCAAAAGCGGGCGCGTCAAGTGCAGCCTTGAATGGGTGGGTTGATAGAGGAGCGGGGGTATGGCGATCAAGATTTTCGGAGGTGCTTATGCGATTCATGTCGTGCCGGGTTCGGCCCGCACGCGGCGTGAGCGCAACGGACTGGAGCAGGGGGAGTGTGTGTTCTCTTGCAAGGGTGAACCTTACGGCGCCGGGCTGATCCTGCAGGGGGCGCGCCCTCTGGGCGGAGCGCACCCCTACAATGGGCGGTTGTGGATGGAGCAGCAGGAGTTGGTCTATGGGGCGGATGGTGCGGAGGCGGTGTGCTCGTATGCCGGGGTCAATTACGAGAACCTGGAGAAGCCAAGTTATGAGCTGATCATCGGCATGGAGGAGCAGCCCATCTCCACGCATCCGAAATTCCTGACGATCGCGGGAAAACCGAGCGCCCCGGTGAATGGGGCCTTGTTCATCGACCCAAGCACGGGATACCCTTCGGCGGATAATACGTTGGCGGTTTTCGACAGCTTTTACCCGTATGTGGATGGGAGCCTGAACCGCAAGGCGGGCATTGAGAGTTATCTGGACGCGGTGATGACCTACCGGGAGAATTACGTGAGCTACTCTCTGCCTCACGTTAGCGGGTTTGGGGAAATCAGCGGCGATGTGCCAGGCCCGGGCTTCCGCGGCAGCCTGGGGCGGCGGAACTGGCTGTATGTGGGCTTTACTTACCGCCGCCGAGGCGACCCGAGTGGGGTGGTGAACCGCGTCGTGTATGAAATTTCACGGGAGTGGAAACTTTCCGGGCGCAACGGCTGGGACACCCAGATTTACACGTCATGAGCGCGGCCCGATTCAATGAACATCTGGCACCGCTGACGCCGGGAGACCGAGTGAGCGCGGCGCTGACGGCGGCGCGGTTCAACGCGATGGGTAAGCTGGCGCAGGAAGCGGCGATGGGGAAGCATGTGCGCGGTGGGCCAGGGGTGCGTGTGCGCAGTGGGCCGCAAGGCACGACGATCTCAATGAGTGGGCGGTTTCGGCGCGGTGGCGGGGGTGGTTTGGTGATCCACCCTTTTTACATCCATGAGGCAGGGGATTATGAGGGGACGATCCACGCGGGCACGGCACGGGGGCGGATTCCAACCTTGAGTGGTGAGCCCATCGGTGAAGATGGCAATGATCTGAGTTTGACGGGAAGTTTTTGGGTGTATGTGAAGGCGACCTTTGATCTGGTCTTCGGTGCCCACTTTTTTCTGACGTCGGCGGAGTTCACAGACGCAGACCCGTTGGTGATTCATACCAGTGGGTCGCCGGTGGTGGATGATTTTGACGCGACGCTCAACACGCTCATCACCTACCGCTTGATCGCTCATGTGGTGGATGGGGCGGTAATGCGCCAGCAGCCCACCACAACCAACCTTAACGTGAGCGTGTGTGACGCCTCTGACGGCACCGAGGAAGGCCGCAACGTCGGCGCAATTTGGACACCCTAACCGCATGCTTTGCCTGCCGGAATATGATGAAAGTGAGGTGCTCACCGGCGTTGGTCCTGGTATCCCGCCCTTGAGCCACTGCCTTGTGGGTTGTTGTGACCGCGACCTCCGCCTGCAGATCCGCACCCGTTATGGCGGTGCCTACGCTCAAAAGTGCGCTGCCTACCAAAACCCTGAAACCGACGCTTACCACACCGAACTCACCACCGCCACCATTCGCAAGGCCTACGACAGCGCTCCCACGCCCGACATGCTTGTGCGCTCCTGTGAAGAAACCGTGTTTGAATATGCGGGTCCCGCTGCACTCGTCTCTTGGGGGGGCACTGAGGAGGTGCCCGACTGTGCCGGCGAGCCTGCTGACACCACTTATGACCCAGAAAACTGTTTGGAAACGCTGCTTGACCCGCCAGCCGATTACTCCATCATTGAAACTCCAACCCTCACTTATGGTGGTGCTTCCACCACCGAAGATGCAGTCAAGGCTGAAGCGGTTGAAGCCTTTGAATGGGGCGCATGGTCCGACTGGACAGATGTTCTAACCGTGGACGCTTACAGAGGCAGTGAAGCGGGCGGTTACTTGAGCTTCTACCTCGCTGGTGCCAGCCGCGGTCTTGAGGGCCCACCCTTGCTCGCCAGCGTCGCCCAATACGAGAGTGAGCTGCGCAGCGTTGGAGGGTTCTCGTTGCATCTTGTCATCGGCCAAGGCACAGGGCTTCTTGCGGATCTGCCCCTCACGCGTGTCACCCTGGTTCCTGGCATCCCCCAGCTCTTCAGCTCCACCATGCCTACCTGGGCTGAAGACTGGCAATCCTTGGATAAAGTCCTGCGTTGTGTCTGCCCCATGAAATTTGCGCCCGAATCATGAAGCCCGCGCATCTTTCCATCTGCATGCGCTGTCCGCAGCGGGCGCTCTGCCGCCTCCCGCGAGATCCGACCGCGCACTGTGAGCACTGGCCAGCGCCACTGCCGGGCCTGCCCACGCTCGCCGTGCGGGCCGCCAAAGAAGTCGGCCAATGGATCGCCAGTGGAGCGCCCAAAGCAGACCCCGAGCTCATCGCCCAGCGCCGAGCCATCTGCCAAGAGTGTCCGCACTGGGATGCGGCCGCTTTTGCAGGCACGGGCCGCTGCCGGCATCCGGGCTGCGGCTGCAGTGCGGCGAAGCATGCGCTGCCGACGAGCCGGTGCCCGATGGGGCAATGGTGAGTTGACATCCTGCGTGAGGCATTATGGGCCTCTACGTCTTCACCGCTGCTGATTTCAAACCGTCTTCCTCCGCCGCCGTCCAAACCGTGATCGGGGGCGAGTCCATCGCCGTGGGTGACGCGGTTTACCGCGATGCCACGCTGGACAAGTGGTTTAAGTGCGACGCGGACAGCAGCACTCCGGCCAGCGGCGGCAGCACGGCTCCCAACGCGGGCATCGAAGGCCTCGCGGCCAGCGCTTGCGCGGGCAATGGCTGCCGTTTCTCGGTGGTGAACACCGACACCGCCCTGGACACTGGGGCAACGACCACGGAAGTCATGGCGGCAGGGCAGGTGCTGGTGCTTTCTGGCACGGCAGGCAAGCTGCAACCCGCGCCTGCGGACAGCGGTGACAAACTGCTCATCGCTGGCGTGGCGAACACCGCCACGCAGATCAAGCTGGGCTTCTTGGCAGGTGGCACCACTCCATAAGCCATGGGCGCTTTTGACGACGCCTGGGCGGCTTCTGATGCGTTTCTGGAGACGGAAATGGGTGAGGAGTTGATTCTGGGTGAAGCACGCGTGACAGCGGTGGTGGGTGCGCCCGCCGCCGCTGGCTCGTTTTTGGGCGAGAGGGGCCTGCGCAACAGCGGCATCGCCTTCGTGGTGCATCTGAGCCGGGCACAGGTTCAGGCGCTGGTGCCAGACGCGGAGCAGGCGGCACTGACGCTGAAGGGGCTGAAGGTGCAGCGCGGGGCGTTCACGGGCAAAGTGACGGTGGTGGAGGATCTGGGTGGCGCGGGGTTGGACTTGCAGGTGGAGGCGTTGTCCTCGCGGCGTTGACGCGCAGGCCAGGGCATGAGCCTGCTGCCAATTCAATACCGTCTGGAAAAAAGCCTGTGTGAGGAACTGACCGGGCGTGTGCCTAAGCTGACGTGGCATGCCAGCCAGGACTGCCCCGAAGGAAACCCGCCTTATGGCGTGGTGCAGTGCGATGAAGCCCGGGAAACAACGCCGGAGAGCGGTGTTTTTTACGTCTCAGTGGCGATCCTGGTGACACATGGACTCGATGAAGGCAGCGGGCTTGAGCACGCGAAGGTGGTGCAGGAAGTGCGGGACGCGCTGGAAATGCTGCCGCGTCCGGGGGTGGATGAGACGCATGAGCTGCGGCTCTACGGCTTTGTGATGCAGCGCAGCACGGCGGCGAATACTGAGCAGGAACAGGGCACGCTGTTTGAGATGAGTGTGGGCTGCGGGGTGCTGGAAAAACAGGAGGGCGGCCCGGTCAACACGCCTGACGCGGTGTTGACATGAGGCGGAGGGCATCATGGCTCTCAAACAATTTGGCAACACGGGTTACGGATATGGTTTCACTGACGCGGAGGCGGCGGCGATTGCGGCCACAGTCGGCCTGACCCCGCAAGAAGTCACCGTTTCCGATGAGCCGGAGATCGAAGCCGAGGGCAAGGACGCCTACAACCGCACCGTGGCCTACGTCATGGACGATGGCGGTAAGAAGAGCCTGACGCTGAATGGCTACATTTCCAACAACGCGCTGTTCGTCGCCGCGAAGGGCAAGACCTTCAACTATGGCGGTCTGGTCTATATCTGCCGCACGGCGGAAAAAGGCGTGAAGAAGGACGATTTCCGCACGGGCACGATCACGGCGGTGAACTTCAGCCAGATCACCAGCAGCGCGAGCTCGACGATCGCGGCTTGATTTTTTGGGTCGTAGGTAGTGACACATGAGAGAACGGCGGCCTGTGGGGGCCGCCGTTTTCCGTTTGGGGTGGGCTGTTGACGGTTTGAGCGGGGCATGAATGACTTTCCACGTCTGGATGAGTGTTTGCTGGCTTGGCTGGGGGCGGGGCGCTGGCGCGTGCTGGGGCATGAGCTGCGGCCGCTGAGCCTGATGCACCGCGAACTGCTGCGCATGGCGGGCAGTGAGATCATGACCGGTGGGCGGCTGCTGCTGCCGGATGTGGATCTGGTGGTGGAAATCTGCCGCCGTCATCCACAGGCGGCGGCACGCTGGCTGGCACGCCCCCGGCGCTGCGTGCGGCTACGCACCTGGTGGCGGGTGCTGTGCCACGGCTGGCGCATGCCGAAACACTTCGAGGTGCTGCGGGCCTGGCTGAAGAGCTGCGAGCACGCGCCGGAAATGCTGGAGCGCGAGGCCGAGGAGGGGGCGGGCGGGGTGTTTTTCCGGCGGGATGCGCCGCCGCTGCTGGAGGTGTGGACGCGGCTGGCGGAGTGCGGGCTGCCAGCGGAGCAGATCATCATGGAATGGCCGGCAGGGCTGGCGCGGTGGCTGTATGAGACGATCAACAGCCGCGAGGGCGGGCGGAAGTTCGAGACTGAGGCCGACCGGGAGATGATGGAGAAGGCACGGCAGACACGCGCCATCACCGAGCCGGAACTGTGCCCGGTGGAGGAGGCGCGGGAGCGGGCCTGGGCGCTGATGCGGAAGATGCGCGGCGTCAACTGTTGACGCGGGCGGGTGGGCATGGCTGACATCGGCAACATCCGCAAACGAATCGACGCAAACTCGCAGTCTTTGAAAGAAGGTGGTGCGGCGGCGTTGGGCACGCTGATCTTGGGAGGCTCCAAGGCGGAGGCGGCGCTCAATGGCGTGGGGCAGGCCATCGCCACGCATCTGCTGGGGCCGATGGGTAAGTTTGTGGGCGTGGCCTACGGGGCCACGAAGGGGATTTACGCCTTGACCAAGGCCTTTGCCAGCATGGGCACGGGCTCGGCGGCGAAGATCGAGACGGCGCAGAACCAGCTCCGGGTGCTGCTGAAAGGCCTGGATGCGGCCAAGCAGCGGTTGCGGGAGCTGCGCAGCTTTGGGGTGGAGTCTCCGTTCAATCTGCAGGACATCCTGCAAGGGAACCGAGCGCTGGAAAGCCTGACGCGCGGGGCGCTCTCGAACGCCGCGGCCATGCGCATGATCGGCGATGCGGCCTCCCAAGCGGGGGTGGGATTTCAAGACATGGCGGTGTATGTGGGGCGTCTCTATGACGGTTTGGCGGCCGGCCGACCGGTGGGGGAGGTGCTGTTCCGACTGGCGGAGCTGGGGGTGATCTCTGGGCAGGCCCGCACGGCGCTGGAGCGGCTGCAAGAGAGCGGCGCGGGCTTTTCCGAGGTGTGGCGGGTGGTGGAAAGCGAGCTGGCCCGTTCCAGCGGCACCATGAGCTACACCAGCAAGTCCTTTGAAGGCCTGCAGGAGACGGCCAATGACACGGCGGACGCACTGAAGGTGGCGTTCAGTGAGAATTTCCTGGAAGGCCAGAAAGAAAGCCTGCAAGCGCAGATCAAGGCGATGGAGAACCTGCAGCCTGTGGTGGCCAGCCTGGGGGACAGCCTGGGGGGCTTGGTTTCCGTGGTCAACTCGTTGGGATCGCGGTTTTTGGCGTTTGTCACCGGTTTGCCGTTGGTGGCTCAAGGTTTGGAATTTGTGACGCGGGCCGTGGGGACGCTGTCGGTGGCACTGGTGGCGCTGGCGGGCTCGGCGGTGGGTGGGAAGGCCGTGGTGTGGCTCACGGGGCTGGCGGGTGCGTCCACGCTGACGGGGCGGGCGCTGACGAACCTTTCCAAGGCACTGGCTTTGCTAGGAAGAGCGGCGAAGGCTTTGGTCACGGGGTCGCTGGGGGCGGTGGTGGTGGTGTTGGCAGCAGCGGCGGCCCTGTGGCAGATGTATTCCAACAGGGTCCAGGGAAACGCCCGGGCGCTGCGCGAGTATGAGGGTGCCACTGACGCACTGCTGGCGAAACTGGAAGCGCAGCGGCAGGCGGTGAAAACGCTGGACCAGCTTTCTGCGGCTTACAAAGGCACGCTGGATGAGTTGGCGCAGGCTTACCGTGATGAGGCGGCGGCCGCGGGGGCGGGCCAGTCCGACCGGCGCACGGCGGCGATTGAGCGGCAGATCCGGCTCAAACGTGAGTTGGAGAAGATGGACAGTTTGCCACGGGACACGTTGGAGAAAAACGCGTTTTATGTGGAAAACCAGACGGCCCGCCGGGGCAATGCGCGGGCGGAAACTCAGGCGCAGATCGATGCCGATCGGCAGACGATGAGCCCGCTGGCGCGGGAGGCCTCCCTGCGCAAGGAGGCGGAGAAGCTGGGCAATGAGCGGGCGGCGGCGGTGAAGGAGAACCTGGAGATCCAAACCTTTGAGCAGAACAAGCAGGGGGTGGGCACGGCCCTGATGAAAAACCAGGCGCAACAGGCGGAGCAAACAGGGCGGATGGACATGGCGATGAGCGCCTACAAGGCCAACCCGAGTGAAGCGGCATTCGCGCAATATGACGCCGCTGTCCGTGCGATGGACGCGCTGAGGACGGAAGAGCAGGCGCTGCTGCAGCAGGAGCTGCAACTGGCGGAGGCCCAGGACAGTGCCATCGTGAAGATGCAAGCCAAGCTGACGCTGTATGCGAAGTATCAAGCTGCGGTGCAAAGCATCGGCGCAGCAGAAACGAAGCTGCGGGAGCTGCAAAACTCCGAGACGGAAGGCGGTGAGGATGCTGAGAAGCGGGCGGCGGCCATCGAAGCCGCCGAGCGGGCGCTGGTGCAGGCGCAGAAGCAACGTGCCATGCTGGAAAATGTGGCGGGCGCGGCGGGGATCACCCCAGCGTCCGCACAGGTCATGAGCGCGGAGGTGGAGCGGCTGAAACGCGAGCTGCAGCAGGCGCTGGTGAATAAGCCGCAGGAAATCGCGGCACGGGCGCAAGCGGAGCAGGAAAAACGGGCGCGGGAGCGGGCGGTGGCGGAGTCTGGCCAAGCGGCGCGGATGGCGGGCACGGAGGAAACGCGGGGCGCTTTGGCGGCGGCGGAGGCGCAGCTCCGCATTGAAAAGGAGAGGCTGGAGCAGCAGCGCTCTTACAAAGAAATTGACGATGAGGTTTATCGCAACCGCTTGAAGGCGCTGAAGGCGGAGGAGCGGATGCTGGCGCTGAAAAAAGCGCTGGCGGTGGCGGAAAACACGGCAGATCAACAGTCCGCGCAGAAAAAACTGGAGGCGCAGGCGGCGCGTTTGGGCGGGCGGGGCGCGGAGGCGCGGAAGCTGGAGGAAGACGCGGCCCGCATCGAAGAAGACGCGGGGAAGGCCCGCCGCGCGCGGGAATTGATGGATCAAACCGGCCTGTCTAAAGCCGAGGCGGAGAAACAAGCCGACACCGAAGTGCAGCGCAACCGCATGGGGCGCGAGCTGGAGCGTGAAGGCGGGTTATTCCAGGCTTTGATGGGACGCGGCCAGCAGGTGGACAGCCTGCAGCGGATCGGCGGCGGCGGCGGGGTGAGTGCCGGGGCGGATACGAAGAAAGTGGTGGAGCGGCTGGACAAGCTCATTCAGACCGTGAAAGGCCTGAACGTGGGTGGCGCGGCGCAGCGACTGAACTAACTCGTGGGCATGCTGGCCTTGAGTTCCTGCAAGGTGGCGGGCCAGCCCTGGAGGAGGAGCTGCTGCTCCTCCTCGGTGGTGCCGGAGAGCACGGGGAAGCCTTGATCAAGCAACCATTGGTCAAAGGTGGCGATGCCGATCTCGTGGTAGTGGAGGAGCTGATGCAGCCGCCCGCGTGGGGTGAGCTCCAGGGTGGCGATGTAGCGCTTGCTGCGGCCGTTGCCGTTGCTTTGCAGGCGTAGGCGGCTGTTGTGGGGCAGCTCCCAGGTGCGGCCTTTCTTTTCCGGGGCGTAGGAGCGCAGGGCGGCACCAAAGCGGGCATTGCTCTGATTGGTGAGGTGGAGCTTGGTGGTCTGGGTGGGGGCATCGAACTGCTCCTTGCCTTCGAGGTAGTAGGTGAAGAGGCCGTCTTGGAAGGAGATCTGCACGAGGTGATCGAAGGTGAACTCGTGGCGGGGGCGTGGATCGGTGAGGTGGGGGCCGATGGCTTCGACCATGAGGTGGACTAGGCGGCGCATGTCGGTGTCGGCGCTGTTGCCGGAGGATTCGTTGTCGGGACGGCGCTCAAAGAGATCCCCGAAACCGGCGGCGGAGATGATGCCGCCGATGATGTTTCCAAAGGTCTCGAAGCCACGGCGGACGCGGGCGGGCGGTGGTGGGCGACCCATGGCATCCCAGTGGGTGATGAGGCCCATGACGGCGGTGAAGATTTCTTCCCGGTTCTCCATGATCCAGGGCTGCTCGATGACGTTTTCGATGGGGCGCGAGGTGGCCTCGACTTCCTCGACGAAGAGGTCACAGAAGAGAAAGCGCTCCATGTTGTCGGTGGAGGCTTTGAGGCCGTTCCCAGTGAGGGCGATGGTGGCGCAGGCCGCGGCAGTGAAGGTTTTGTCGTTCCTGCCCATGAAGCGCCCGCTCCAGGTGGGCGTGGTCATGTAGCTTTCGAGGGCTTGGGATTCGACCTGGCAGCGGATGTTGTCGAAGAAGATGTAGGGAGTGCCTTCGAGGGCGATGGCATCGAGAGATTTCCGCAGTTCGGCTTCATCGCTGTGGTTCTTCCCCTGCCCGCTCACGGGCCAGGAGCGTCCGCTCGTCCAGCCGTAGATGGGGCAGATGGCGGACTGGACGAGGAGCGTCTTCCCGGAGCGGGGCGCGTTGGCGTTGTAGGCGAAGCCGAGGCGGTTGGATCCTTTCGGCAGCAGAGCGGTGGCGGCCAGGGTGACCATGAACGCGAGATGGACGCGGAAGGAGCGCGGCCATTGCTCGGCGGGGATGGTGTTGAGGTCTCCCTCAACGACCTGTCCGTCCTGGATGCGGACACGGTGCCGGCGTAGGAGGTCATCGAGGCGGCCTTCCTGGAAGGGGAACTCCTTGTAGAGGGCGATGAGATAGGCGGCGCTGGGGGGCATGGGGTGGGGAGACTTGGAGAAGAGGAGACTGGGAGAGGGGGAGTGTTCTGGTTTGGCTGGTGATATACCGAATTGTGTTCGGGATATTAACTGTTCGCTGAATCGTAATTGCGGAACTCGGGAGTGCCACGCCAGTTCCATTCGCGGTAGCTTTCATCAGCACCCGCAGGGCAGTTGAGCCACATGCAGGAGTAGCAAGGTTCCTCTACGTGGACATGCGCCCAAAGCCCTCCGTAGAGGCGTCGATACCACTCGTAGTTACCAAGAAAACATGCAAACCAGCCCCAGCGAACAAGGCGGCGCATCCAACGGCGTTCATCGTCTTTCTTCATTTCGATACTCCTTTCTCGCCGTGGATGGCCTCGGCGTTCTCTGAATCCAAGCCTTCGGCGGCGATCTTGGCACATGTCCCATGCGGGAATCCGGGGCCATCGTGAGCGGCGATGCTTTTCAGTGCGCTTTCCATGCGCTTCATCTTCGCACGGATCTCGTCGTAGTCTTCCAGTCGGCGTGGTGAAGGGCTTCCTTGGCCTTTAGCCATTGGGGCTTCGGCACAGAGCCATATGTATTCGCGGTCGGTGATGAGTTCCGCTTCGTAGAGTTTCGAGCGCATGAAGCGCACAAGATCGAAGAGGCGGACGTTTGTATTGATGTCAAAGTTCATAGGTATTTCGGGCTGATTCAGAGAACAAGTAGGTGGATGGAACGGCGAGGAAGTCAGTGAGTAGGCGGAGCGGGTTCGCGCCGTCCATCACCATCGGCGGTTGTGACCATTGAGAGCATTTAGCAGCGCATCGACACGGGCTTGAGTCGGGTCTATTTTCTCGCGGCGGTATTTCTGCAAATCTTCCTCGGAAAGACAAAGTGGAATCGGCACTTTGAAGATCAACTCGCCTGCCTCGTCTCTGATCCATCCCCAATCAGCGAACTTTTCACGGTCATGCCTGAGCTTTCCAACCCAAGGCACAACAATCGGATGCAGGCGACCAGATGGGGCGCTGCTGCCGGACTTTTCAGTTTGGATTCCTTCGCTCATATCACTTGGACTTCGTTGGTTGATTCTGGTTATGCGCCCCATCGGTCGCCTGATCCTTGGTGTTCGGCATACCGATAACCGCCGCAGCGATGACGAGTTTTGCCATGCCGGTTTTAACCATTGTTTCCCTGATCGGAGCGAATTGGTCGTGTTGTGTGCATGGCAGTTCCTCCGGTGCGTCACGGAGCATATCGCACCATTGGCCGGGTTTATCGGCTATCCACTGGCACCCGGCGCACAATGCCGAACCAGCGGATTGACCCAACGCTGACCGCGTTGGAGTCGAGGGTGAAGCGGAGCCGTTATTCGCGGTCATCGTGGGTCATCCTTTCCGTTGTGCCCATTGAGAGCATTTAGCAGCGCATCGACCCGCGCTTGAGTCGGGTCGATTTTCTCGCGGCGGTATTTCTGCAAATCTTCCTCGGAAAGACAAAGTGGAATCGGCACTTTAAAGATCAACTCGCCTGCCTCGTCTCTGATCCATCCCCAATCAGCGAACTTTTCACGGTCATGCCTGAGCTTTCCAACCCAAGGCACAACAATCGGATGCAGGCGTTCCAGCCATGCTTCCTCCAGAGCTTCCTCTCGTGTCCCTGGTTTTCCTTCATCTTCCCAGTATTTCTGCCAGCTATCTGCTATACTTTCCAAGAGCTTCGCCACGGGCAATTTCCATCGGCTGCCATCGGACATTTTCGCCACAAGAAAAGCCGAACGGGGCGCTGTGGCATCATTGAGTTGGTTTTTATTCATTGGCCTTTTCCTTCGGTTTAGTTTTCTCTCCCACGCTCTGTGCCAGAGCAGGGACGTTGCGGCGCTCCTCACTCCCCGTAGGTGTAGATGCCGGTATCGGGGTCGTAGCCGGGAGGGAGGAGGCGGAGGGTGCCATCGGGGTTGAGGATGGGAAGGGGGCGTGGATGGATGGCGGTGATCTCGGGGAGGTGCTGGAGGAGCTGCTTGGCGACGAGGAGGCCTTCGGCTTCGGATTTGGACAGGGTGACGTGCTCCTGGCGCTCGGTCTCGCTGCGCTGATCGTATTTCATCCGCACGAAGAGAATGGACTCGTCAAAGAAGGTGCGGGCTTCGGCGGCTTCGAGGGGAATGAGAGCGCGGCGGCGCTCGCCGTCCTGCTCGATCCAGTCGGGATAGACGGGGAGGCGACCGCGCCGGTAGAGGAGCGGGGTGGCGAGGCTGGCGAGGGCGAGGCCGAGATCGTGGGCGGTCTCGGAGAGGCGGCGCTCGCCATCCGGCATGTGGACGATGAGGAGTGCCGGGGGAGCGGTGGCAGAGGTGCCACGGGAACGCTGGGTGCCGGGACGAGCCCGCGTGGGAGAAGGGGCGGTTTCATGGAGAGGGGGAGGCGGCACAGCAAGGAGGCGCGGGGTGTCATCGAAATTTTAGAATTGGGATTCCGGGTGGGCTGAATTTTTTGAAAATCAGTCCGGTGTGTGGGCCTGAACACTCCAGTAAAAGGGCCAGAAGGCAGCGCAGATGGTCGATGAGATGACGCGCCAGCCAGGGGGAGCGAAGGGAGCCTTTGGTGGATCCGCGTGGTGGGCGTAGGCGTGGCCGAAGGTGGGGATGAAGCCAGTGAGGTAGAGGGAGGCGAGGATGTGGGGAAGGTATTTCATGGGGTGACCGGATTGACCGGGGTGACGGGATTGACGGATTATTCAGCGAGAATGGCGGTGTCGGGGGCGGCGCGGGTTTTCCAGGTGTCGAGGAGGGTGTAGAGGAGGAGGAGATCGGCTTCGGTGAGGTGTTTTTGGGCGCGCCAGTAGGAGCGCCAGTGCTTGGGGTTTTTCCGGCCTTTGGGACGGGTGGGATCGGTGGCGACGAGGCGAGCGGCGCGGCCGAGATCGTCCTCCCGGAGGGCGGCGGACTTGCACCACGCGCCGAAGGTGAGGGGCGGGCCGGGCTGCCGCCAGGGGTGGCGTTTGAGGCGGGCCTTGACCCAACCAAGGAAGTCGGCGGCGGTGAGGTGGCCGCCTTTGGTGAGGTCGTTGAAGTCTTTGCAGCCGCTGGCAGTGGGGCGGTAGGTGAGGAGCTGCTTCACGCGGGGCCGCAGGGTGGCGAGGAAGCCGTCCGGCTCATACCATTTGGCTCCGGCGGCATCGGCATCGCCAATGCAGATAGCGGTGGCCTCGGGGTCGATGGGGAGGCCGTGCTCTTTGTGGAGGAGGAGTCGCCAGCTCGTGGCTCCGCGCAGGCCGATGATGCAGGTCTTCGGTGGCATGCTCTCGGGGCTGTGCCAGCCGCAGAGATCGGCGAGGGCGAGGGCGTCCCACTGGCCTTCCAGGATGAAGAGGTAACGTGCCTCGAAGGGATTTCCCCAGAAGAAGGGCCAGGCCTTGCTGCCAGCGGGATCGTAACGCCAGGACTGCTTTTTATGCGGATTTCCCGGGGTGTCTGGGGCGAGGCGGCAGTGGAAGGCGTGGGGGAGGAGTTCGAGATAGGGAGAGGGGGAGACGGGGAGATGGGCGGAGGCGCTGTCCTCGGAGTCGTCCAAGGAGGTAAGCGAAGATGTGGCTGAGTCCGAGGATGAAGACGATGAGGAAGAGGTGGAGGGGCTGCATGCAGGGGGAAGGCCGGTGAAGAAGGAACGGGGGGCGAGGACGAGGAAGGCTTCGCGGGGCTGGTCCCAGTAACGCCAGAGGGCCATGAGACCGGCGCGGGCGGCTCCGCGAAAGGTGTCTGGGGAGAAGCCGCGCCAGTCGGCGAGACGCTTCAGTTCGGGGTCGTTGGAGGCGAGTTTTTCGCAGGCGCTGAGCCAGGCCTGATGGCGGCTGTCTTTGAGCGGGAGGAGTGGGGCCTCGGGCTCGGGTTTGGGCGGTGGGGCGGCATTGAGGTAGCGGAGGCCGGGGGCGTCCTGCTCGAGCATTTGGAGGGCTTCGAGCTTGCTGCAGCCTTTGGTGGCCTGGATGAAATCGACGATGTCGCCATGAGCGCCGCAGCCGTAGCAGTGGTAGTGGTGATCCTGCTCGAAGAGGTGGAAGGAGGGGGTCTTCTCGCTGTGAAAGGGGCAGAGGGTGAGCCACTGGCCGCTTTTGACCGGGCGGAACTTGAAGCTGAGTGTGCTCTCCAGGTAGCGGAGGAGTGGCAGGGCGTGCTTCACGCGGTCGATGCGTTCACGGATGGGAATGGTGGGGGTCATTTGGGCGCGGGAAGACGTTCGTGGAGGTGCATGGCAATCCATTGCCAGACGGAGGTGCTGCCAGTGATGGCGTGTGGGCAGTCGGGATTTGTGATCCACTCGTTTTTGTAGCGGTGGAACCAGCCTTCGATTTTGGTGCCCCAAAGCGTGAAGCGGACGATGGCGTAGTCGTCCTCAATGGTGATGGAGACGGGAATATCCCAGTCGAGTAAGGCGACGCGGAAATTGTCGCGGAGTTCGTTGATTTGGTCGGCCGGGCTGCACGCCAGGGTGGTGCGCAGGGTGTCGAGGCGGAAATCGTCGCGGAGTTCGTTGATTTGGTCGGCGGTCATGCGGCAGATTTGAGGTGAGCGGCTTGGAGGGCGGTGGAAAGATCAGGCCCCCGTGTCCCCGGGTGGTGGGGCTTGGATGAAGCGGCCCCGGCGGCAGAGGGCGGCGATGAGGCAGGCGGGAGTGCGTGCGGGTGGGGGTGCCGCGTGGGATGGGCGGGGTGACTCAATGCGCTGGCTGGTGCCATCGGAGAAGAGCATCTGTCCGGCCTGGACATCGACACCCAAGCGAACGACGGCGGCTGCGCTGAAGTGAACGGGCGTGACTTTCATGCCTCGGACTCCTCCTCTGGAAAGGCCTGCTGACGCAGCTCAAGGGCGAATTCGACAATGGGGGTGAGCTCATCGAGGATGGCGATTTGGTCGGTGCGCTTGAGTTTCTTCACGCCGTCAAGACCGCCGATGCTGCGAGTCCAGCGGGTGAAGGGGAGGCTCACGGCTTGCAGGACGTGGATGCCAGAGCCATTGCCGGTGCGTTGCTTCAGCGCCTCATCGGTGAGGATCTGCCCGGTCTCGATGGACCGGCGCAGGGCGATGGGGGAAAGGTGGTGCTCCACGGTGCGCTGTGCCCACATCTCCTGACTGGTGGTATCGCCTGGGAAGAGCAGGCCGAGGATGTAGTAGTGCTCTGCCGTGAGGGAGTAGGTCTCCCGCAGAAGGCGTGGCACCTCGCCAATGCTCTCGGCGTGGGTGATGTCGGCAAAAGGGAACTGGAGCTGCTCGATGGTTTGATCGACGATGTCATTGCCAAAGCGGGTGCGGCCGTAGCGGATGGCATCGCTGAGGGCGGTGTGGTAGCACTCCTTCACGAGGCGAAGGCGCTCGATCATGCTGCGCCACTGCTCCATGCTGAGGTCATGCGTGATGCTGAGGCCGTGGCGGGTGATCTCGGTGCCGATGAGTAGGTGGCCGCCTTTTTGCAGCTCTAGGCTGCGCTGTAAGCCGTGGGCGGTGAGGTGGACGCGAACGGGTTCGCCCGCCGTGACGGGATTGACGATGCGGCAGATGTGGGCCTGTAGGCCTTCGTTGAGCAGGGTCTCGTCGAGCGTGTCGAGATCGCAGCCAGGGCCGATGGCGGTGATGAGGTAGAGCAGGCGTGCCTGTGGGCTCTGTGAGGCGAGGGTGAGGGTGCTGGTGGAATCGGTGGGCATGGGGCAAGGTGGTGAAGGGTGAGGGATCAGGGGAGGGCTTCGGTGATGTGGGTGGACCTCTTGGGCGCTTTCCAGTGGGCCTTTTTCCAGTGCTTCGTGCGCTGAGCGAGGGAGAGGGCTGCTTTGGCCTTGTCGGTTTTCGCGAAGGCGTTCGGAGGAAGCTGCAGCTCGCTTTCCCATTTGCGCTTGGCCTTGCTGATGGCCTCTGGCGAGACGCCGATGTTGGCGGCGTATTCACGGATGCTGCCGAGGCCGTTGAGGCCATCCATGTTCAAGGCGAAGGCGAGGGCGGCGGTGGCGATCTTCACATTCTCATGGGCGATGATCGTGCCGACGATGCGGGTGATGACCTGCATGACCTCTGGGGACATGACGCTGCTGCCCGCTAAAGCGGGTGAGTCGTCGATGCTGCCTGGATCAAACTCGGTGCGGCTCTGGGTGGATTCAGCCGCATCGCGATCCTGATCGGGGGAGTGGCCGGAGACGCGATACTGGTTCTCCACCGGGGTGCTGAGACCCAGTTTTTCGAGTTTTTCCCGCTCCTGGGGAGGTTGTTTGGAAATCCATTCCTTGTAGGCCCTTTGATACTCCTTGTTCTTCTCATCGGTGCGGTGGATGAAATCGGTATCAGGGTTGCCCGCATGAGCAGCAGGCGAGCTTTGACGGTGTTTGTGAGAGTGCGAGGACATGGTGCGAGACGGGCAAGAAGTGGTCAACGAAAGTGGTCAAATTCGTGACACTAAGAGGTGTTCCATGTGGAACGCTGCTCATTCGCAATGAGAAGGTCAGGGGTTCGAATCCCCTTATCTCCACCATCGGTCACAGGGATGGGGCTTGTAAAGTCCCTCTTTTTGACCATATAACACACGTTATGCGCTCCAAAGTGGTCAACCAAAGTGGTCAAAAAAAGGCTCCGAGAGGGGCGCTGAGGGGTCGCGTGAAGATCAAGGGACTGACGGAGATCGGGGGCTGGTGGTATTTTAGGCCGGCTCAACGGGAGGGGCGTCGGCCGCCGAGGGTGGCGCTGGGGACTCGCTCTTACGATGAGGCGGTGAAGCTGGCGCTGGATCTGCATCGGGATCGTCCAGTGGAGTTTACGCCGGGGACGTTTGCTTTCGAGAGGGAGCGTTTTTTGGAGGTGCGGCGTGAGCGGGTGATGAGCCGATGGACGCTGGATTCGGATGCGTCGGCTTTGAAGTTGTTTGGTGTGTTCCTGGGGGTGGAGACGCCGGTGGCGCTGATCACGGCAAGGCGTGTGGAGGGTTGGCTGAAGGGGCTGCGTGAGGCTGGGAAGGCGGTGGCGACGGTGAAGACTTACCTGCTGCGGCTGCATGCTTTCCTGGCCTGGTTGGTGGAGCGTGGGGTGCTGCCGAGGAATGTGGCGGATGAGGTGAAGGTGCCGGTGGTGCGGAAGACGCGGGCGGATCGTTTCTGCACGCGTGAGGAGCGTGAGCGGCTGATCGATCTGTGTGATCGGGAGGATTTGAGGCTGATGCTGATGTTGGGCTTTCATGCGGGGCTGCGGCTGCATGAGATGATCGAGATGAGGCCGGAGTGGCTGCGCTTCTGGCCGGGTGGTGGTGAGGTGTGTGTGATGGAGACTTCGACTTTTGTGCCGAAGGATAAGGAGGCTCGTCGGATCCCGATGAATGACCGGCTGTATGAGTTCCTGCATGGCCAGCGGTTTGATGGGCCGTTCGTGGTGCGACCTGATGTGGGGCATGCAAAGCATAAGTATCGCTGGGAACCACGGAAGCCATTGAAGCGGCTGGTGGTGGCGGCTGGGCTGCCGTGGGTGGGGTGGCATTCGATGCGTCATACGTTTGCGACTTTGCTGGTGATGGGTGGGTGCCCGATCGCGACGGTGGCGCAGTGGCTGGGCGATGGGATCGAGGTGACGTTCAAGAATTACGTGGGCTATGCTCCGGTGCGGGAGCATGTGAATGCGGGGCTTTAGGGCACTCACTGCTGTGTCCGCTGCGATTTTTGAGGGGTGCTGCGCTGTTTTGTTGGGCTTCACGATCTGCGAATCTGCCGCTGAAGGCTTGGGTGAGGAATTGGTCGATGGCTTTGCTCAACGCTGCTTTGTCGGGTGTGAAGGTTGTTGCGATGTCGCTTTGGAGTTGGCCTCTCACGGCGGTGGCGCAGGCGATGGCGGTGGAGAGTTCAGGGCTCATGGCGCGGTGGGGGCGGGCTTCTCGAAGTCAAAGCCGCCGTTTATTTCCAAAGCGGCGAGTGCGGTTTCGATGGCGGTGACGCGGTAGAGGATGGTTTTGTGGCCTTTGCCTTGCCAGATGGGTTTGAGGCCGTAGTGCTCGATGAGGAAGTCGAAGAAGGGGCGGTTGCCGACGTATTCGTGGGCTTCGGCGGTGGTGAGGTTGGCTTTGGGTGGGAGGGGGATTTCGCGCATGGGTGGGAGAGATGTGCGTGGTGATCAGCAGGCGGGTGTGAGCTGGGGCTGTAGGTCTTGCTTGAGGCCTTGGAGCTTTACCTGGACGCGTCCGGAGGCGATGCGGCGGAGGGGTGAACCGGAGTGGCGGCCGAGGTGCGCGGTGTGGTCGATGAGGATGTCGATGAGCTCGTCTTCGGCTTGGACTTCGGCGACTTCGGGAGGGAGGGTGTCAGTGGGTGCGGCCATATTTCACACGATGGATATTCTACCGAGTCGCATTTGTCGCGTTAAATTTCCCCTTGCATAATCTTTAACGCAATGGATATTTATTGCATGAGAAATTCTTCCTCACCTTCCCCCTCTTCGAAACTGTCTGGTCATGTGGCTGCGTTTGTGCGGTCGCTGATCGGAGATGATAAGCTGTTCGCTACGCAGGTGGCTTTGGCGACGCGTGCGGACCTGAATCCTTCGACGGTGTATGCGTCGATGCACACGAAGCGTGCGGAGCCTGAGACGCTGTCGAAACTGGCGAGTGTGCTGGATGAGGAGATGCAACGGAAGCTGATCACGGCAGCGGTGCTGGATGCGGTGCCGGAGCCGTATGTGGGCCTGCTTTTCCGTGAGGGTGAGGTGGAGCTGGATGAACGTATGAGCCCGATCTCGCCGCTGGCTGAGGCTTATTTGAAGTTCCTGGCGCGTGAGTCGCGACGTGACCCGACGGTGGTGGCGATGCTGGAGAAGCAGGCGATGTGGGTTGGGCTTGACAAAGAGGTAGGAGCACGCTGAGATAAACTTATGGAGATTGGAGAGACGCGATTTTATACGTATCGTGCTGCCGATGGGCAGGTCGTGGGGCCATTGGCCTTCGATGAGGTATGCGAGCTTCCTTCGGAATCGCTGGTGGCTATTGATGGAGGCCATGAGTGGTGGCCTGCTCGGCGCTGGAAGTGTAATGGAACGCTCACTGTGACCAATTATGAGCATGCGCGAGCTTGGTTGGCGCTGCTGCTTGTCGCTCCTTTGTGCGCGTATTTGTTCTGGCCACAACTGTGGAGCTTGGAGTTCTTTGTGGCGTGGCTCATCGTTATCATGATTGATTTGTTGTTGTTGGCGTGCTCAAAGAGGGAATACCCCCGTTTCCCCGGTGGGGATTTGAGCGCTTAGCATGACAACACATCAGTGATGAATCCGCGAATTTCAGACTGACCACCACCATAGGGCAAGGAATCTTTTTCTCGCGTGGGACATTTAGGTTACCCGAAGGGCAAGAAGACGCGGAGAGTTCGGTTTTTTTGAGAGTGTCCCATTGTTTTTGGAAGGTGGTAGTGTGTTGGGACAGGTTGACGGGACGTGTCCCGTATGGCGCAAGCGGATACGGTTGACGGTGAGAAAGCTCCTCTAGGTGAATTCACAGCGGAGGAGTTGGAGCGTATCCGCAAGATGGATGTGCAGAACATCCGGCTCAAATCGGCCGATGGAGAGGTGCTGACTCGCGAGCAAATGAAGCGGCTGGAGATGGCCGTGGGGGAGAAGGAGTCAGAGGAAGTCTTTGTGGCCTCGCAGGAGCAGTTGGCAAAGGCTCTGGACATCTCGGATCGCAAATCGATCCAGCGATGGATGAAGGAGGCGGATGCGCCGGGGCAGGAGCCGGATGGACGCTACTCGGTGAACCGCTGGCGCGACTGGATGGAGCGCAAAGGCAAGCGTGCTGGCAGGCCGAAGGCAACGATCGAGGATCAGCGTTCGCGTGCGATTGGCCTCGACGTGGAGCTGAAGCAGCTTGAGCTTGCTGAGAAGCGTGGGGAGACCATCTCGCGTGAAGAATGCACCGGTGTCCTTCTGGAACTGGTGACGCGAGTGGTGAATGAGATGCGCCAGGTGCATCATCCATTGGCACCCGCCGTCGTGGGCGAAACGGTGCCGGAGGCGGCGACGCGGATCAAGGCCGCCATCGACGCCACGCTCGAACGATTGGCGGCCATTCCCGAGGCAGCCAAAAAAAAAACATTCTGGCGGATCGTCTCTACGGAGCTCTTCGACCACCTTCGGAGGTGCCTGTCTGGCAGTATGCCCAGCGCAACTTCAAGCTGCATAATGGCGACGCCTGGGACCCGGACTTGAGGTTCCAGCATCGGATCATGGATTGCTACAAGAATCCGACCATCCGAAAAATCGCTGCGCAGTGCTCCGCGCAGTCCACCAAGACGGTGCTCATGTATGGCTGCCTCGGCTGGTCGTTCCTGGAGGATCCAGGCCCGATGATGTGGGTGACCAAATCGAAGCCCGAGGCCGTCACCATCGCTGAGGCCTACCTGTGGCCGTTCTGGGAAAACACCGCCAGCCTCAGTGCCCGGCTACCAGAGGACCGGCAGAAAAAGAAGAAGCTCCACCTCTACGTCAACGGTAACTACTTCCGCATCGCGGGCGCGGATACCAAAGCCGCGCTGCAGTCCCTGCCCTACCGCTACCTCTTTCTCGATGAGGTGCGCCAGTGGAAACCAGGCACGCTGGAGATGGTGAGCAAGCGCACGCGCTCCTTCCCGCACAACTACAAGCAGTTCATGATCTCCTGCCCCGACATGGAGGGCGACATGATGGACCGCGCCTTCCAGGCCGGCTCACAGGAGCACTGGTATATTCGATGCCGCGCGCCCGAGTGTGGCCATGAGCAGGAGCTTCGCTGGGGCGAGAAGGAGAAGAAAGGAGGCGTGAAATGGGACAAAAACGAGGTGACGTGCCCCGGTGGACGCTGGAACGAGGAGGAGGCGTGCAAGACCCTTCACTACGAGTGCGAGGCCTGTGGCCATCAGCACCGCGACATCCGCCCCGGTGGCAGCGACCGCAAGTGGTTCTGCCGGGAGGGCCGGTGGATCGCGCACAATCCGAACGCGCCTTCCGACTACGTCAGTTTCACCTGGAACGCCCTGCTGCCGCACTTCACGAGCTGGGACGATCAGCTCAAGGAATTCCTGCGAGCCTCCGAGGCGCTGCGCAATGCCGACTTCACCGCGATGAAGGACCACTGGAACGAGACGCGGGGCCTGCCTTGGGCAGACCGCTTGCGCTTCGCGAAGGAGGACGACTTCCTGAAGGCCCGCCAGCGGGCTTACCTCGTCGGCGATCCGTGGGAGCACGAGGTGCGCCGGTTCATGACGGTCGATGTGCAAGGCAAAGGGGGACGGCACTACTGGGTGGCGATTCGGGCGTGGGGACATCAGGGTCGATCGAGGTTGTTGCATTTTGAGAAGGTGTGGAATCGCGAGGACATCGTGCGCCTGCAAAACGAGTGGAAAGTGGATCCGCGCTGTGTCGGTGTGGACTCTGCTTACTCCACGGCGGACGTGTATAAACTCGTCGTCGAGAGCGGCGGGCTGTGGAAGGCCCTGCGCGGTGAGGACAAGAAGTTCTTCACGCAGCCCGATGGCACCAAGGCCATCTGGACCATGAGCCACTTTGATCCCGCGCTCGGCACCGCCATGCAGGGCAAGGTTCAAAACGTGCCCCTGTGGCTGTTCTCGAAGGAAGGCACCCGCGACCGCCTCGTGATGATGCAGTATGGCGACCTCGGTGATTGGTGCATCCCGCAGGATACCGATCTCGAATACAAGAAGCAGGTCACCGCCTGGGACCGTCGCCTCACCACGAACGGGCGCGGCGTGGCTTCGTATGAGTGGTATCAAAAACGCACCGACGACCACGGCGAGGCCTGCGAGCGTATGCAGATCTGCATGGCAGCGGCGGCGGGTCTCTTCAGTGGCTCGGGGCCGACTCAGCAGACGCTGGGGATTTGATTGGCCCGCATCCGGCCCGTGCAGCGAGGCACTTCATGTCCTGGTGGATTGAGGTAGCCGCGTAGGCATTGGCTGCCTGCCGCTGCTGACTCAGAGGTGCGGTAACAACGGTCACACCGCATGAAGCAAGGTGTTTCCTCTTCTCCTTGTCTCCCGGTCTCCGAGTCTGGTTTGCGTGTCATGGTGTGTTTAGGTGCAGGTGAACAGGTGTGCAGTGTGGAACGCTGGTCGTTGCTTTGTGGAACGCAGAGAGTGTCATGCTTGCATAGGTTGCATAGGTGGTTTGGGAACGGGGAACGGGGAATTGAGGGGTCCAACGTGTTGTTTGAATGGGTCGGGGAGGGCGAAAAAGCCTGGCACCGTTGCAGGAGGGCGCTGGAAGGCCGTATTGATGGGCGTTCCACGATGTCATGCTGGCTTTTGGCCTTGAAACATCAAGAAATAGACTTTCCTGCGGTTGTGGAACGCTTGTCTTTTCGAGGATTTGAGGGGTTAATGGAGAAATCGGACGAAAGGGCAATTTCTTGGGTATTCCAGAGTCCTGAGCCCAAAAGGGAGTAGTGCCGTGGCGTGTGATTGGGACAGGCGGGAGATCAGGTTGTTCGGATAGGTGAATGATGGAGTGGTCCCAGTGGTCACGAGTCACATTTCGATGCCCGATGAGTCGAGGGTTCTTCCACCGGAGTCCGACGAAAACAGCGGTGCATTGGTGGGGATCGGTGTGGAGATGAAGCTGTAAGATGACGCCGATGACGCGACCCATGGTGTGCTCGGTGCCTTCCGCAAACCGGCGGGCCACCTCGGTTTGCCAGATGGGATTGAAAGGGATTTCGAGTTGGACGTTCATTGACAAGGAAAGAAGGGAATGCTTCGTGAATTGACACGCCTGAATACCCAGTTGGATGCCGCTTTGAATGAGTTCGCTCGTGGTGACCAGGTGGCTAAATTGATCGGAAGGAAGACGGCTTTGCCGGAGTTCCCGCGTGGCAAGTGGTCAGCGAAAAAACTGGCGCGTGAAGCGGCGGATCTGCGCTTGATGAAAAAGGGTAAGATGCGTTTTGGTGATCGGGTTCTCCAGCCTAATGAGGTGGTGCCGTCGCAGTTGGCGTATTCGAAAGATTCGACCGCCAAAACGATCAATGACCAGATTCGTGGTCAGGCCATGTGGGGTTACAAGCCAGAACGCAAAACTAAAGGCTACATCAGCGGGAAGTGACGTAGCTGACATACTCCTGCGGCAAACTGCGGGCGTATTCGTTCCACGAGATTTCGTGGACGTGAGTGAGGTTGAAGTTGCGGAGGCTGAGTTCTTTCCGGGCGACACGCCGGGCGACGGTTTCGCGGCTGGCATTGATGTAGATCACGGTGTCGCGCGTCTTGGTCTTCTGGTGGGGACCGTTGACCTTTTTACTGCCATGGGCACACCAGCAGCGGCGGACGTGGGAAAGCCGGGGATCATCGAACAGGATGGGATCGAGGAGGGGTGTGCTCATGTGATGTGTTTGAGTGCGGTTTCGATTTCGAGTTCGTAAGCAGCGCCGGGGCGTGTGGCGATGGCGCGGAGATCGTCGTTGGGGATCTGCCAGCGTTTGCTGCCGGAGGTGTAATGCAGGGTGGTGGCATCCGTGTGCATTTCGATGACCGGCACAGGCTGATGGAGGCGGCGGCGAATCATTTGGTTGAGGTCCGGTCGTAGCAGGGTGCTCATGGATCGAAAGGAGACGGATGGACTTTTTCGAGGTTGCCGTTTTTGCCGACGAGGCGGATTTGGCCGGTGAGGACGGTTTTGTAGGTGATGCGTCCCGCGCAGCAAGCGGACTGAGATCGAAGAGTGGCGGTCGTTTCGTGGAGGGTGTGCAATCGCCAGCCAGCCACGGCCCATTGGCCTTGAATACATTCTGCGACGGTGGTGCTCATGGGCATCCGAGGAGTTTGTGGCCGTTGAGGGACTGTCCGCCGGGTTTGCAGACGTAGCGGCGCTGGAAGACGTCGCGGTAGTAAAGGTTCTCCTCGCCTGCTTCGTCGAAGAAGATGAGGCAGTCGCGTTCGAGGGCGTGCATGTCGGCGATCTCCAATTCGCGGGTGCTTCGGGGGTGGGTTTCGAGGCCGACGATGCCGGTGGTGACGGTGAGCACGCAGCGGGCACCGCTGGCCTTCGGTTTGCCGGTGCTGTTGTCGTGGAACATGCCGGCATTGCAGCCGTGCAGAAACACGCCACGGCAGGCATGCACCTGGCCGTGATGCTGGACGCGGATGGTGGTGCCAGTTTGAATGCCTGCCTTGCAGTAGTAGATGATGACCGGGTGCGCGATGGTGGCGCGGAGGATGGGTGGAGGTTTCATGCGGCGAGGAGCAGGGCGGGGTTGGTGGGCATGGGGAGGTGAAGATTGGCTTTCCAGAAGTGGGCGGCTTCCATGTCGCCGAGTTCGGTGACGGCATCGTGCTGATCCTTGAGCCAGCCTTTGAGGCGGCCGTGCTCGACGTTGAGGGCCAGGATGAAGCGCGGGTGGAGGCGGAGATGGAGATTGCCGTTTTTGAAGGCGCGGGCGTCGAAGAGAATCTCTTGTTTGCCGGGTTCTGGGGTCCAGTAGAATTCCTCGCGTTGGTTGCTCTGCCAGGAGTGGCATCTGCCGACGAGTTGGTAGGGATTGACCGAGCAGAAAAAGCCGAGATTGTTGGCGATGGTGAGGAGATCGCGGAGTAAGTGGTAGCACTTCTCTTTGAGGTAATTGTGCGCTTCTTTTTGGAAGTCGTATTCGTAGGTGGCGATGCCGCCGACGCCTTGCAAAACGATGCGGTAATCCAGCTTGAAGTGGGTGTTGTCGTGCGCCCATTCGTTGCGGCCGCGGGCGTGGTTGTAGCGCCAGTCACCCTTCTGCCAGGTGCGCTGGTTGCTGTGGTAGTTCTGGATGTTGCAGTGCTCCACCATGGTTTCGTAGGTGTCGATGAACTGCGCGTCGATGTAGCGATTGACGTTCTTCAGCGCCCAGAGGACGATGGCGTGGATGTTGGAGACGGTGAAATCGACCTGGACGTGCCGGCGCAGGGTGCCGAGCATGGATTCCCGGCTGGCGGTGGTGAGGCGGGAGGTGAGCTTGTCCATGCGGTCAAAGAGCTCGTGCCAGTAGTCGTGGCGGAGGCCGCTGAGGCGCTGCTTGAGGCAGGCCATGATTTTCGCGGGATAGACCTCGAACTCGCGGAGCAGATCCGCATCGAGCGTGGCCACGGCGTTGTAGTTCTTCTCGATGTTCGCCAGCTCGGCGTGGTAGCACTGGACGAGGGCTTCGATGTAGCTCTCTGCGGTGACGAGCGGGAAGCGATCCGGCGGTGGCGGGGGCTGCTCATAGGCGGAGGGTTTCTCCTTCTGACCTTGGAAGCGGGCGATGAGATCGGCGAACTGCTCCTGGAAGAAGCGTTCGAAGGCATCGTCGTTTTCCTGGTGCTTGCCGGAGGTTTCGAGCGGGATGTGCAAGAGGTGGACCTTGGCGCGCGCCTTGCGGTCTTCGGCATCTTCGAAGTCGAACTCGCCGACGATGGTGACGCGAATGTGAGGGGTGTAGTAGCGGCACCTGATGATCTGGCCGCTGCTGCTTCGGATTGGCCCCCATTGCGCATCCCAGGCTTGGTTTTCAGGGTGGTCGGTGACGAGGTGGGTAGGCTTTGGCGGTGGTTCTTTGGGATCTTTTTCGTGGGGTAGGAGCACGCCACGGAAGCGTAGCGCGGCGATGACGTCAGGATTGTCCTGCCAGCGGCGGGGGACGACGAGGTAGAGTTCCTTGGCCGCGGCAGTGCGGATGATCTTGACCATCCAGCAGATGAACTGCGAGTAGGGCGGGTTGCAGAAGAGGAGATCGACCGGTTTGGTGAAAAGGGACTGCTCCGCAAAGTCGGTGCCGATGACGAGCACTTGCGGTGGCAGCTCCCGCTGCAGGAGCGGGCTTTTCTCGATGGCGTAGAGTGTGTCCGCGCCGCGTTTGGCAAACTCGGCGAGGACTTTGCCATTGCCAGCGCCGATGTCCATGACGGTGCCGTGGAAGCGCTGTTTTTGGGGAGATTCGGCTTCCTCATCACCCCGGCAAAGGTGCGTGAAGAGAGCGTGAAGGATTTCGTTTGTGGTCGGGTAGAATTCGTGGTCCTGACCGGCGGCTTGGAGTTGTTGGACGAGTTTCATGGCATGAAAAAGCCCGCGCGGGGCGGGCTTGGGGAGTATGAGGTTTTGAGACGGGGAGAGTCGCTACGGGAAGGCGGCTTTGCGCAGGGCGGTGTAATCGGTCGCGTGATCCTTGTCGTTCGTCTTCAATCTTCACCTCCTGCGAAGATCGCTAAACTGAGAAACACGATGACCTGTCCAGCAATGAGCTTGCAGCATCCTATAAAGTCTAAATGCAGCCATTCCGTTAGGATACAGGTGCCGATTGGCGAGAGTATGATGGCGGCGGGCGCAATGAACACCCATGCCCACCACGGAACGGAAGACGAACAATTGGATGGAGAGGAACGGCTCATAGGGCGTCTATCGTGGTTTCGATCTTTTGCGCTCGCCGTCGCCTGATTTTAATCGTTCTCATTCCTCACGGTAGCCAGTCGCCGCGTCGAGTGTTTCGATCACGAGGCCAGCGAGGGTCTTGTCTCCATCACGGCGCTTTTTCGCGAAGCGCGTGTAGTGGTTTTTGCGATCAGCGTCCACCCGGACGTTGATGATGGCGGAGGCGGTAGCGCCCCGTTTGGGGGGCGCTCCGCGTGTGGGTGTGAGATCGTTTTTCATCCGGCTGGCTGTTGGGTGATGATTGACCATGCGACACATCTCTCGATGTCTCCGAGCATGAGCGTATCGTCGCGGCTGAGTGTGGCGATGGCTGGCATGAGGACGATGGCGAGCCATGGGTAGCCAGCCGGAGCGTCTGGCAGGGGTGTATTCGGCAGACATGTGCCCCAGATGACACCTGCCTCTGCACTGGCTCTCCAGGCCAGCATGGCGAGCGCCACAGGCTCGCCATCGGCGGCGAGGAGGCGGAATGAGCCAACGCCAGAGGTCTGCCCCATGTTGCCCGCCGGTATGTCGAGCTTGATCGTTGTTCCGGGCAGTGCGTGCGTGCCAGGCTTGATCATGGGCGCGAGGAGATCGAGCGCTTTTTGATCCACCTCACCCCGCGTTTGCAGGGTGAGGTGGCCGGTTTGGACGGTGTAGTGGTGGAGTGTCATGGGTTAGGCGTTGCAATCGACGAGGCTGGTGGTTTCGATCAGTGCATCGCGCTGCGCTTTGCTTAGCGACCAGCGCTCAATGGCGCGACTACCGTTGTCGTTTTCGCTGTCTTCTTCAGACTCCCAGAGGATGCAATCTCCTGAGTCATGCAGCCAGAGATAGGCGTCTTCTCCAGCGGCTTTTTTGGCCGTTGTGATTTCAGCGATAATCTCCCGGCACTCTTCAATTGTTTCAGCCAGTTCGTCGATCTCGCTTTGATCGACGCCGTAGTTCGCGGCCTCCCTTTTGATGATCTTCCAAGTCTCCATGTCTTCGAGAGCTTGCTCGACAGTCGGCAGCTCGATCTCGACGACAGATTCCTCAGACCATACCACTTCGCCGTCTTCTAGCGTGGCCTCGCGGCCATCCTCGCTGTCGATGTAGCTGCTGGCACCGTAATCGTCTGAGAGTGCCCGCTCGGCGTAATCGGTGACATCATGGTTTTTCTGCCATCCTGAACCAGGGCCAGAGCAGGAAAAGGACGGTCCAACGACTCCGCTGGCGATTGAGTCGGATTCTTGGGCGTATTCCTCAATCATGCTGGAGATTGAGGCGGTGATATTGCGGATGCTGAGTTTCATGGCTTGTATTCTTTGCTGAGTTGAGCCGGAGACGCCGGGACGTTGTTCCTTTTTGGAACGAGAGCAGTATTGCATAGGCCGATAATTGTGTCAATACACAATTCAAAGAATCTATTGCGGCAGTCGAGGGGAACGGAATGAGAACCAGCGGATGCAGAGCAACAAAATGGGCGGAGAGGCACTAGACGAGGCGGCATCAAGTCCGCCCATTTTGTGCCTGATCCTTTTTGTTCCCCTTCAATTCAGCTTCACCTTCTTGCGGCGGTCGATGACGTGTTTGGTTTCGAGGAGGAGGGTGTCGAGGTCGTCGCCGACTAGGCCGAAGTCTTTGTGAGGGAGGACGGGATCGAGCTGGACGAGGCAGTATGGGTCCTGGTGGTGGTTCCAGCCTTCACGGCGGTGGCCGTGAGTGGCATCGAAGAGGTAGATTTCGACGCCGAGGTAGGTGTGGAAGAGGAGTTCGCGGGGCGGTTTGACGAGGGAAGGCATGGACTGGGAGACTTGGAGAAGAGGAGACTCGGAGAGCGTGGGGTGTCAGCCGGTGGGAATGAGGAATGATGAATGAGGAATGAGGAATGAGGAATACGATTGTTGCAGGCTCACGCCTTCGCGGTGGCGGGGGTTGCATTACGCATGGGCATGAGGACGGCTTCGCCTTGGACGGGGTCGCCGATGAGGATGGGGCTGATGTCGTTGGTGAAGCGGAGGCGGGGACCGGTGGTGGTGAGGGCGGAGAGGAGCAGGTTGGCGTCAAACGTGATGCTGAAGTGCTGCTGGCGCAGGTCGATGACGTGTTTGCCAGCCAGGAAGTGGGCATCGACGAGATCGGTGCGGCTTTGACCGCTGCTGGTGTAAATGTCCGCGCGGAGGTGGCCGTCCGGGTCGAGGTGGAAGGTGACGCGGGTTTCTTTGCGCTTCGGGCTGCGCGCCAGGGTGGTGCGCAGGGTGTCGAGGAAGTCGTCGTTGAGATCGGCCAGGGCGTTGAAGCTGCTGGGAATGACCTGCCGCCAGTTGGGGTAGTTGCCGTCGATGAGACGGCAGTTGAGCAGGCAGTCGCCGGACTGCACGAGCATCCAGTCGGTGGCGTGAGTCACGTCCGTTTCAGGGTTGTGCCCGCCGTTGAGCCAGATGGGGAGGCGGGTGCCACCGACTTCGCCCTTCCAGAATCGCCCGCTGCCGTTTTCGAGGAGCAGTCCGTCGCTGAGTTCGAGCAGCGCGGGGAACCACTTGGCCGGCACGATGATGTCGTCTGGCAGGCGGGTGCCGGCGGTGGCGCGGTGGCAGAGGCGGCGGCCATCGGTGGCCACGCAGTGGCCGGTGGCGCTGATGAAGGAACCTTGCAGGACGTAGCGGGTTTCATCGGTGGAGATGAAGTCCTTGGCGGCGGTCAGGTGCTGCAGGGTCTCGTGGGAAAGCCAGCCGCCTCGGCGGTGGGAGGCGGTGCTGAAGAGTGGCATGTCAGCGATGGGGAGGCTGCGCTCCGGGCTGCGGGCGCTGGGGCCGGTGCTGGGATAGGCGCAGAGGGTGCGGCCGTCTTCGGTGAGGCGGAGTTCTAGGTGCCCGTCTTTGCGCACGGCCTTGGCGAGCTTGAGGAACCAGTCGAGCGGGCAGGAGGCAGGCTGGTCTAGGGAGCCGAAGGTGACGGTGGGCAGCGGCCAGTGGAGGTGGAGCTCCAGATCAGACGCGGTGATGAGGGTGTTTGGGCCGACGGGCGTGAAATAGAGGTGGCCGAGGATGCGGAGCGAGGGCTTGCGGTTCAGGCAGGCGAGGATGGCGGTGAGGCGGCGGAGGAGGGTGTGGGGGAGTTTCATAAGGATGAAGGAGGAAGGAGGAAGGATGAAGTGGGGATCAGGCGGGTTTGGGGTGGTTGATATGAGGAGAGAGGGATGTTGCTTGAATTGACACGTTTGAACCGCCAGATGGACGCTTCATTGAGGCAATTCAGTTTGCTGGGGACATTGGGCATGGGTGCGGCGATTCATGTCGGCCAGAATCTGCTAACGAAAGGGTTGCTGAAATCCAAACGCGGGCAGCGTGTGCTGGCATCCATCGCACAAGCGGGACATCGTGACGCCAAGCAGGGCAAGGTGCTGCATCCGATGCTGCAGCGCAGCGCGGATGTGCTGTTGGGGCCGGAATACAGCCACCTTTACAAGGCAGGAGGTGAAAGCACGCGGGTGCAGCGTTTGATCGCCTCAGCGCGTGCAAAGATGCCAGGGAATGACGAGGCGGGTCAGGTTTCCCGCATCATCGCGGGGCCGCGCAGCAAGCACATGGATGCTTTAATGAAAAAACTGCCGAGGGTGTCCTCCAAGGAGGCGGCAACACCGAAAAGCAAATGGCTAGGCCGGTCGGCAGCGGCGGCGACTGGAGTAGGTGCCGCTTTGGTGGAGCCCGTGATGCCATTGATCAACGGAGGGCGGGCCTTGCTTGCGAAGCATCCGTGGGGAGATGCTTTGGTTCGTAAAGCGGGCATGGCGGGGTTGAAGGGTAAAAAAGCAAGTGGAGTATCACGGGCAGTGACGGATTTGCTGGGATCACCCATGCTGTCACAGACCCAAAACGCGGTATATCACGGACTCAAGCCGCTCCGCGCCGCGGCGAGCAAGTTTGGCGCAGGTGAGAGGCAGAAGGATGATGCCGCAAGCAAGCAGCACTTCGCGCCAGGGGAATTTTTGACGGTATTGCATCGGGTGGATCGATTGTTGGAGTTTGCGTTGTTGAAGTCAGGATATTTGGTGGAGCGCCCGCCTCTCCGAGGTGGGTCGCGTGGTTGGAATAAGCATGGGTCTGGCAAAGACAGGCCGGTGAGGCTGTTTCGTCCAGTGAATGAGGCGGAGATGCCGCAAACGGCGGCGGATGCAGCCAAACGGAAGTTCAATCCCGCGACGGATGTGCATCTTGATTATATTCGGAGCGGGCGGCGCTTGCGGGAAGTGGATGTCATGTCTGCTCCGCAAGGAGGTTCCATGATTCGTTCGGGTAGGGCGTTGAAAGCGGTGGCGACGCCGTTGTTGCAGAACGCGGACAAACGCAACCGCCTCATTAAGACCACGGCGAATGCGTATGGGCATGCGTCTGTTCCTTCGGAAAAACTGGCCAGGCATTACGCAGGCATGGGGTTTGTGGATCGTAAAGCAAAAGAAATTGAGCGGGTGCAACGAAGGAATGGCATCACGACAAAACAGGCTGAGGCCATGTATAAAGGTGCTGTTCCGATGGTGAGACTTCCGCGACGTTGATCCACAGGTGCGCGGGCGGATCGGGATAATACAAGCGGAAGTTCGGGCACAGTTGCATTTGTGGCACCTCCGGGATGTCGGTGGTGTAAGTGTGATAACCGTTGTTCTCCATGCGCAGGAAGTGAAGGCAGTTGGAGGCAGGGCGGTGGGTGTTGGAGACATGCACGGCGGGATGCGTGATGTGCTGTGAGCAATAGCGCACAAAGGTATCGGCCCCACAGACCAGCTCCTCGGCCACAAGATCAAACGCGGGATCATCAAACACGAGGGAGCCATGCAGCTCGTAGGGGTAAAGAATGTAGTCGAGTGCCAGGGCTTTGCGGAGATGGGTGGGGATGTGGCAGGCGGGGAGGTTCATGGTGGGTGAAAGTAGCTGGTTTGGAATAGAGGCCAGCGCAAAAAAAACACCCGGCTCCGTGTGACGGGAGCCGGGTGCCTCAACCATTGAAGTGCCTCGTATCAGAGTGCCGGTTTCTCAGGCCGGCACTGGACGTGGGCTGTCATCTGCGCGGGTTACGCGGCGGCGAGGTCGGTTTTTTTGCTGCGTTTGCCGCCTTTGGCCTTGGGCTGCTGGACGGGCAGGTCGTCCTGCGGGGCGGCTTTGGCGGTGAGGGCGGTGCGCAGAGCGGCGGTGATGTCGTCAAGGCGGACAAGGAGGCTGGTGAGGGTCTCCACGCTGCACTGATGCACCGCGCCGTCGTTGAGGACGGCTTCCATCTCGTCGAGGCAGGAGGCGAGGACGGTGGGGCCGTCTTCGGTGTAGTTCTCCATGCCCTCGGTGGCATCGGCCACGGCGGAGGCGATCTCCTCGTGGGTGACGGCATCGGGGTCTGCCGGCGGGATTTCGACGGTTTCGGCGTCTTCGGTCTCGGGTTCGGGTTCTGGGGTGGCTTCGGGTTCGTTGGCGACTTCAGCTTCGGGGGTGGTTTCGGTGTCTTCAGCGGTGGGACTGGATTGACTGGATTGACTGGATTGACTGGATTGACTGGTGGGGAAGGCGACGACGTTGTTGGGGGCGGCGTCGGTTTCGGCTTCGCCGGGAGTCGGCGCGGTGTTGACCACGGGTGGGGGTGGCGGCTCGGAGCTTTCCAGGACGGCGTTGCGGGCCTGGAGTTCTTCGATCTGGCGTGCCATGTCCTCGCGGCGGAGGCGTTCCTCCTCCAGGGCGCGGGCGGAGGCGGCCTCGCGCTCGGCTTTGCCGTCGAGGTCGGTGCCGTAGTCGAGGAAGCACTCCACATGCTCGTCCCAGTCCGGTTTGGTGAGCATCTCACTCATCTCGCGGCTGGTGGGGCGGTGGCGGAAGGTGCCCATGGTGGTGAAGCCGATCTGCAGCAGCTCGCACTGGCGCAGCGTCAGGGTGTTGTAGAGTGCCTCACTGAACGCGACGGGCTCTTCCTCGCCGGGGACGTGGAAGCGGGCGTTGCGCAGGGTGTCGGTGTCCGGCTCGGTGAAGGCGCGGAGCACCCACTCGGCCTTGCGGGCATTGCAGAGGGAGGAGGGCTTGATGCCGGCGGCGCGAAGGAGCTCCGTGCCCTCGATGCCGAGGGTGTGGAGGATCTTGCCTTGCAGTAGGAAGCCGAGGCGCTGGCGGTTTTCGGTGGTGACGTAGAGATCGACGCGCTGCGCCTCCGCCATCTCACGCAGGGTGTCCAGCGTGAGGATGGAGGGGGAGGAGGCGTCGGTTTCGGCGGCGGGGGTGGGGCGGTTTTTTTTCATGGGCGGTGGGTTCGTTGTTCTTGGTTCGTTGTTCTTGGTTTCGGCGGGGGCCGGAAAGGGTTTCAGGTTTCAAGTTTCAAGTGGGGATCACGCGGCCTTCGGCGCGGTGGCCAGGATGGTCTGGCCGCGCTCGGTGAGGGTGACGTATTTGCAGCGGCGGTCGCCGTCGCTGGGGAGGGAGGAGACGCACTCGGCGGCGGCGAGGCGGTCGATCAGGCCGGTGACGGCGGCGGTGGAGTTGCCGAGCAGTTTGGCGATCTCGGTGTGCGTGCGGGATTGCTTTTGCACGGCCAGAAGGACGGAGAACAGGTTGAGGGTGAGGCCGTGCGCTTCGGCGTGGCGTTTGAGGGGGAGGAGGTCTTGCATAAGGAAAGGATGAAGGATGAAGGATGAAGGATGAAGGATGAAGGATGAAGGATGAAGGATGAAGGATGAAGGATGAAGGATGAAGGATGAAGGCAGAGAAAAGCCCCTGCCCTCGCGTGGAGGACAGGGGCTCGTGGGGGGGGCCTTGCTTGCCATGCCTGCGGGCTCTCAGGCCGCAGGAAAAGAAGAGGAGGAGATGGGGAGAGGGGGAGACTGGGAGAGGTTACTGCTGTTGCCAGGTGAGCCACTTGGCGCGGTTTTCGGGGAGGTTGGGGAGTTCGTTTTCAGTGAGCCATTTGAGGTAATCGGTTGCGCGCACGGTGATGAGCCGCACGGGGAAGCCCTCTCGGCGCAGTGCGTCGGCGCAGGCGTGGGTGATGCGGTGCTGGACTTTCACGGTGGCATCAGGCCCGTCCTCCGGGCGGAGTTGGTGCAGGTCGTCATCCGTGGCGTAGAGGCTGAGGGTGAGAACATCCGGCTGGCCGTGCCGTTGTTTCAAAAGGCGGGCTTGGCGCAGGGTGTGGTCAATGTAAGGCTGGAGATCGAGAGGTGGCATGGGTCAGGAAGTTTGTTGGAGTGGCGGCATGCCGTCAATGTGGCGTTCGTGGCTTTGCAGGCGTAGTTTGATCGGACGGGGTTGTTTGGGTGGGGTGTAGGCGGGAAGCCGCCAACCGGCGTCACGCCAGTCGTTTTTCCGGATGTTTCCGAGTCTGAGATTGAGGTATTCGATGAGGCTCACGCGGTGCTCGCGGGTGCGTTGGTAGTTCACCAGCACGAGTGTGGGGCCGATGATGCAATCGCGATCAGGGGCGATGCCGTAGTCGTTGAGGTCATTGTAAGAGCCGGTGGGCTTGTCGGCTTCGGCGGCGCGGCGGCGCTCGTCTTGCACGCCACTGTTGAAGCCATCGGCGCGGGCGCGGTCTTTCTCCTGCTCCTGCCGCTGATGCCAGCGCCAGTGCGCCTGCACCGAGACAAACCCGGCCTTCGCGGCGGCTTTTTCCTGGGTGTCCTGCTTCTCGATCTGCGTGGTGATCTTGAGGACGGCGTGGAGGGCGTCGAAGAGGTGGCTGGTGACGTAGTGGGTGGATTTCTCCGGCGAATAGCGCTTCTTCCATTTGCGGAAGCCGTGCAGTTTCGTGACGGTGAAGCCGTAGCGTTGGACGCTGCGGTCTTGCGTGGTGTGGCCGTAGGTGAGGGTGGTGAGGTCGCCGTAGCCGTTGGTTTTGAATCCGGCGCGGAGTTTTTGCTTTTCCTGCTCCTGCAGTTTGAGGGCGGTGGCGGCGGTGCGGACGCGCAGCGCGGTGAGTATCCACCAGTGGTGGTAGGAGAGGTCCGGGTTTTGGAGGGCGCGGTGAAAAGGTGAGGGGCAGCCCTTACGGGCTGCCCCTCCTGCGGCGAGAGCCTTCGAGGCCGCAGCGGTCATTGGCACGTGGCCAAAATCAGGATGCGTGTTCATCACGGGAAGTCAAGGGAAGTCCGATCACGCGGCTACGGCGGCTGGGGCGGCGACGGGGAAGGCGCGGAGGTGTTGCATGAGGGAGCGGTGGACGGCCAGGCCTTCATCGGTCACTTCGATGGAGTAGTTGGCTTTTCTCTCGTGGCCGCCGCGCAGGATGAGCCAGCCGCGCTGCTCCAGCGCGCGGAGGGGCTTGGGCGGCAGCGTGTGGCCGACGCCCTGTTGGCTCTGGCAGAGCGAATCAATGCGGGCTTTGAGGCGGCGCGGTTGGCAGCCGAGATCGGCCAGGATGAGGAGGGAGATGTCGTTGAGGTCGTTCATGAAAAGGATGAAGGATAAAAGATGAAGGATGAAAGCAGAGGGAAAGCCCCTGCCCTCGCAGCGAGGTAGGATCACCCTGCGGCTTGGACGTTGCGGCCTTTGGCGGTCATGAGTTTGCCGAGGGTGGGGCTGGTGACGGGTTTGGCTTTGCCTTCGAGGCGGGTGCGGCGGGCTTCGATGGTGGCGGCCATGGTCTTGCTGGTGGGCACCTCGCCGATGAGGGCGGAGAGGATGTCCTTCTCCTGCGGTTCGCGGGCGGCATCGGCAAAGGCCAGGGAGAGGGCTTTGTGCCACACGCGCTCGATCTGGCGGCCGGAGAAGCCGTCCGTGGCTTTGACGATGCCGACGAGGCCTTTGGGGCACACGGTGTGGGGATCGCGCTTGGTGTGGCGCATCTGGATCTGCCAGATTTCGCCGCGCTCAGTTTCGTTCGGGAGATCGACGTTCCAGACGTTGAGGCGGTCGATGAGGGGATCCGGCAGGCAGTCGATGTCGTTGGTGGTGAGGATCCAGTAGATGCCGTCGCTGGCTTCGATGTCCTGCAGCATGGCTTTGACGAGGGTGGCGGTGGTGCCGCCGTCCGTCTTGCCGCTGCTGGCGTGGCCAGAGAGCAGGCCGTCCGGCTCCTCCAGGTGGAGGATGCACGGGGCCAGCGTGCGGGCGGTCTCCACGACGCTGCGCCAGTTCGCCTCCGTCTGGCCGAGGAGAGAGCCGCGCAGGCTGTCCAGGCGGCAGCGCAGCGTGGCGATCTTGAATTCCGCGCCGAGGATGCTGGCGGCGAGGGATTTGCCGCAGCCGGGGCTGCCGACGAAGAGGTCTCCTTTGGTGGGCACGAGGCCGTAGTCCTTGGCGGCCTGGGAGAACTGGCCACGGGTGGTGCGCAGGTGCGCTTTGTAAGCGTCCCAGCCGCCGATGTCGGCCAGGGTGCCTTTGGGTTTGAGGTAGTGCAGCAGGCCGTTGGCGGCCAGGGTGGCGGCTTTTTGCGCCTCGACGGTGGGCGGGTCAAAGCGTCCGTGTTGGACGAGGGAGAGGGCGTAGGCGTCCTCCGCCTCGTTTTCGGTGAGGCCGCTGGCGGCGTCGGTGAGGGCTTGCAACTCATCCCCGGTGGGGATCTCGCGCAGGCGGTGCATCTCGCCGGACTCGCTGGGGTGGTGGCACAGGCGGTCGATCACGGCGGCCAGTTCCTCCCGCGTGGGCAGCGGGAGCGGCAGTGGGGTGAGGAGTTTGGCGATGTCTGGCGGCAGGGCGGGTGTGCCGGGGCTGAGGACGAGCAGGGTGATGCCCTTGGCCTTCGCGGTGTTCAGCGCGAGGCGGAAGGTGCGGGTGAGGGACGGATTCGGTGCCGAGAAGAAGATGGGCAGGTCATACAGGACGAGCAGGCAGGGCGCGGGGAGGTTTCCCAGCGCCTCGAAGAGCTGGATGGGTGTCTTGAGGCCGGGATTGGAGAACTGGGGCGTGGCGTTGAGATCGGACAGGCCGGTGGCGCAGGACCACGCGAGGAGCGGGCGGTCCAGCTCGGTGGCGACGCTGCGGCAGGTGTCCAGCGCGCGGGATTCTTCGTGCGTGGTGATGAGTAGGCCGGCGTAACCGGCGCGGATGTGGAGGCTGAGGTTCATAATGATGAAGGATGAAGGATGAAGGATGAATGGGGAATTACTGGGCGGACTGGAGATCGCCGTCGCGGTCTTGAAAGTAGTAGCGGGAGAGCTCGCCGCAGGCGCGGCGGTAACGCCAGGCTTTCACGATGTCTTTGGGGGTGAAGCCGGAGCGGAGGCACGGGGGTATCTCTTTGAATCGGACGGGTTTGGCTTTGGATGGAAGGGCATCAAGGGTTTGAGTGCTATACCAACCGATTTGATACCCACGGGCTCGAAAGGAGGCTTGCTCAGCATCCTCTGTGAACTGGTGGTTCTCTCCTCGGAGATTAAGGAAATCGGAAAGAGTCATGGTTTTGAGAGGAGGCGGTGGATTTGCTTGGAGGTGATGGGGCGTGGGGTGAGGGTGCGGGTGATGCGGGCGCAGAGGCGGTTCATGAGGGCGAGGGTGTCGTTGCTGTATGGTGTGGCACCGATGCTTTCCAAATCTTCTGCTTGCTGGCACAGGGCGGCGTGGACGGTCTTCAGGCAGCGTTCGTAGCGCTGCTCGCGGGATCGGGGGCGGGAGGGCATAGCAGGTGGGTGGTTCGAAGGTAGGCTTCGTAGAAGGCGTTGAACTGGAGGATCTCGGTGATGAAGTCGTGGGAATCGGTGATGGGATGGGAGAAGCAGTAGGCGCTGTGGTTGGTGTTGGTTTCCCATTCCCAGATGCGGCCTTCGCCGGGGCAGTGCAGCTCGGCGGGGCCGTAGTTGCCGCCTTCATGGTGGGAACCGGTCCACGGGATGTCGGTGGGAAGTGACCCGTGGTGCGCGTAGTTGGCTTCTTCGTCGAGCATTTCGACGGTGCCGTCGTTGAAGGCGGTTTCAGGGATTTGCGCGGTGAAGCCGAGTTCTTCGAAGCGGGCCGTGTCTTGCGGACGGCAGTAGATGGTCATGTGGCAGCGGTCGCCCATAGGAGTGTGAGGGTGGAGGGTGGGTATAAAAAAGCCCGCGTGAAGCGGGCGGGTTGAGTAGGAGTGGGAGGACGAGGAGGATCACCAGTCGAACTGCGGCAGGTCGTCGAGGACGTTGCCATCGGGGTCGAGGCGCAGGTAGTGGAAGCCGAGGTTGTGGAAGGTTTCGAGGAGGTGGAGGAAGGCGTCGGAGTAGCCTTCAAAGTCGGCCAGATCGTCGATCGAGAGCAGGTAGCCGGGTTTGAGGTCGGCCATGACGGGGCCGTTGCCGATGTCGTCTTGTGACAGACGGGCATCGTCTTCTTGCTGAATGTGGCAGGTGTTGATCACGGGGACGTGCATGATCCAGGTCTCATGGGACGGTGGGAGGAAGAGGTAGTCGGAGCTTTTCATGAGGGAGGGGTTTCGGTTGAGAGGCGGGCTTCGAGGGCAGCGAGGCGCTGCTCCAGGGTGCTGAGGTCGGGCGCGGCGGGGCGGGCCTTCACGCACTCGAAGAAGCGCATGAAGTAACTAGCGAGGGTGTCGTGCCCGTCGCGACGTCCGGCCTCGTAGAGGGCGGTGTCCAGCTCTTCCAGGCCATCGCCAGGGCACAGGGAGAGGTGGAGGTGCGGCAGGGTGGTCTGGCGCAGGAACCCGCAGCGGTTTTCCTGCTTGGGTGGGTTTCCCGGCGGTTGGCAGGGGCGGTAGCCGCGCTCGGCCAGCGCGTCGATCACGGCAGCGGAGAATCCCTGCGTGAGCAGGCGATCACGCTCCGCGCAGGTCATGAGGCGCTCAGCGCGCAGTTCGGCGGACAGGCTCATGCGTTGAGGTGGAGGCCTTGATCCAGCGCGGGGGCGATTTCGTGCATCTCGGGTTTGTCGGTGCGGGACTCGATGGTGCCGAGGGCGCGGACGAGGAAGTCGCTGGCCTGGGTGCAGCCTTGGCCTTGGAAGCCTTCGGCTTCGATGGTGGTTTTACCGGTTGGCGTGGCGGTGACGATGAGTTTTTTCATGGGGAAAAGAGGGGTGCTTGGTTAAGCCAGGATGTCGATGTGGAGCTTGAGGTCGCCGTTGGCGCAGGTTTCGCGGGTGGTGAGGTAGCCTTCGGCGTGGGCGGCCAGTTCGGCTTTGGCGATGCCGTAGTGCTGGAGGAGCTTGCCGTAGTTGTCGCCGACGACGCGGGCCACGTCCCCACCCCACCAGTCGGTGGTGAGGGCCAGCTTGCCATCAGCGGCGGGATCGACGGCGATGTCGTAGCGGCAGGGTTCGGGGGTTTGGAGGACGTAGGCGGCGTGCCGGTTCCGCCCGGCGTAGCCACGGGCCTGGCCGCTTTCGATGAAGAAGCAGCCGAGTTCCTGCGCGGCCTGCTGGAGGGCGGGGATGTCGGAGATTTCCACAGCCATCTGCGTCCAGTGGGACATCTTGCAAGAGGTGAAGACGGGGCAGTCGCTGCAGCCGCGCTGTTCGAGCACGGGTGGCAGGCCGAGGGTGGAGAAGACGGCGAGGTCACGGGTGGAGCCGAGGCCGGGGCAGGCGTAGGTGCCGTTGGGGCGGAAGGTGAGAGTCATGGGGAGGGATGAAGGATGAATTAGTGGGAAATGACGAAGAGGAGGACGGTCCAGAAGAGCAAGGCCAGCAGCGCGAGGACGCGCAGGCCGGAGAAGGGAGGTGGTGGGGCGAGGTCCATGGTCAGCGTTTGAGGAGCAGCCGGAGGCCGGTGAGGAGGAGGAGGGTGATCCCCAGCAGCAGACTGATTTCGGCGGCGGGGGAGAGGTCGGAAAAGTTCATGGGCGTTGGGACGTCGTCACGGGCCGCCACTGCTTGTAAAGCAGGGCGGCCACGGGGAGGACGGTGAGGAGGAGAAATGCGCCGAGCAGGAGGCGAGGGGTGAGGTCGGGCTTCGCGGTGGGCGGTGGGCGCAGCCGGGTAAATTCAGGCGCTTCATCGAAGCGTTTGATCGGCTGGGGCGACAGGCTGCTTTTGAGGCTGGGCAGATGCCGGGTGAGGTCGATGTGCTGGAGGGCGCTGGGTTGCTGGCCTGGGTAGAGGCGTTCGGTGGTGTGTCGGTTCATGGCGGGAAGAGGCGGAGGGTTGAGGGTCACACATCCAGCAGGGCGGCGCGCTTCAGGTGGGCGCGGTGGTGTTGGAGCACCTGCTGTTTTTCCTCGCGGGCCTTCTTCCACCACTGGCGGGCGTTGGTCACGAGGAGGAGTTCATTGGCCAGCGCCATCTCGAACTCGTCGTCGTCGAGGTCGGTGCGGTGGGAGAGTTGGGTGAGGTGCGCGGCGGCATCGCGCAGCATCTGCCGGGCTTGCGTTTGCCGCGCGTCCGGGCGCATGTCGAAGGGGGAGGCCATGGGTGGGGTGGCAAGGATGAAGGATGAAGGAGGAAGGATGAAACGGGGAGAAAGACGAAGCCCGTGGCGCATGGGGCGGCACGGGCTTCGTGAGGTGTCAAAGCGAAGCCCGTCCGGGGCAGCTCAGGTGGCGACTCACAGAAGGAGAAGCAGAGCGTGCAGCCAGCGGACGGGCTTCGAGGGACGGCGTCTGTCAATGCAGACGGGGAGACTGGGAGACGGGGAACTAGGCTTTGATGTAGGCGTTGAGGCCGATGGTCACGGGTTTGCCGTTCACCTCTGCGGTGGTGGCGATGTTGCCGCCGGAGGTGGCGACGACGAGGCTTTTGCCGCTCTTGGAGGCCGTGGGTGGCTGGAGCGGGATTTCGATGGTGAGGATGTTGTTTTTGATGGTGGCTTTCATGGGTGGTGTGGGTGTGGGTTTGGGGGAAGTTACCAGCCGATCACTCCGGCTTCGCGGGCAAGGGTTTCGAGCTTTTCGGCGAGTTGCTCGAAATCGCGGCCAAGGGTTGGATTGGGATTATCGCAGCGCGAGGGGTCGAGGTGGAATTCGGCCTCGTCGGTGAGTAGGTGATGCACTTTGTCGGCGATGGCGTGCGGGATAGGGAGGAGGAGTTCGCGGGGCATGGGAGGAAAGGATGAAGGGTGAAGGATGAAGGATGAACTCAGGCACTGGCCTTCGGTGTTTCGATGCGGCGGCCGTGGGACTGGAGGAGGAGGCTGGTGGCGGCCAGGGTGCGGTTGCGGACGACGGGATCGTGGCGCAGGGACTCGGTGGCGAGGGTGAGGTGCGCGCGGCAGTCGGCGACGAGGCGGGTGATGCCGGGATCGTTCGTGAGGTTCATCGCCGCTGCGTCATCGAGGAGCTCGCGGAAGCGGTCCACGGTGTCATGGCGCAGGGGTGAGTCCGGGTTTGCCAAAGACAAGCCGAGGCGTTGCAGGCGGTCGAGGATGCGCTGGAGGAGCTGGTGGCGTGTGGCCTCCCCGGCGGCCTGCGCCGTGCGGGTGAGCTGCTGCCGCATCTCCGCCACGCGGCCATCGGCCAGGCCGATGATGTGATCCAGCGCGTCCACACTGGGCATGGGCAGCAGTTGGAACTCGAAGACAAACAGCCGTGGCAGTTCGGACGGCGCGGGGTAGTCCTCCGGCTTGAAGGCTCCGTTGAGCTTGCGGCGGGCCGTGTCCAGGTATTTGGGGTAGTGGCGGAAGAAGTCGGTGTTTGCTGCGTCCCACTCGGTGCGGCGGGCGGTCAGGGTTTCGATGAAGTCGTCCACCTTCGCGGCGGGCAGGATGGCCCCGTAGTCCGTGCTGAAGGTGCGGCGCTGGTGCTCCTTGCGGGCGGCGTGGGCCACGCGCTTGTGCTGGTGGTAGGCCGTCTCTGGCAGCAGCAGCTTCTGGTAGAGGCCGGAATCTGCGGACATGCCGTGCCGGGCATGCACGTCATGGGTCAGGGTGGCGTCCTTGTGGCGATTTCCCGGCATGCAGATGCGCAGCCGGGCGAGGAGGGCGGTGTTGGGGAGAGACATGCGGGGAAAGGATGAAGGAGGAAGGAGGAAGGATGAAGACCTCACAGCAGCAGCAGTTTGAGGCGGCGGGTGACGCGGGTGGCGGCTTGGCGTTTTTCTGGCTCTGGCGCTCGCTGGGCGAGGGTTTTGCCGGTGGCGATGAGGGTGTGGAGGAATTCGCGCTCGGCAGCGCGGCGGCAGGGACGGGTGTTTCGAGGCATGGTTGAAAGGGATTAAAGCAGGCCGTGTTCGCGGAAGGAGAAGAAGGGCCGGGATTGGTGGGGGAGTTCGTGGCCGATGATGACGTGGTCGATGAAGTGGAGGCCGAGGCTCGCGGCGCAGTCCTTCATGCGGCGGGTGAGGCGGCGGTCGGGATCGGACGGCGTGGGATCGCCACTGGGGTGGTTGTGCATGAGGAGGAAGCCGTGCGCCGCGCCGATGAGGACGGGGCGCAGGATCTCGCGGGGATGGGAATCGCACGAGTTCAGGCTGCCCATGGACACCAGGTGCCAGCCGAGCGGGCGGAGGTGGGTGTTGAGCAGCACGACGACAAGGTGCTCCTTGTCTGGGAGCTGCATCTGTGGGCTGGGGGCGACGTGCTGGTGCCAGTAGGTGTGGATCTGCGCGGGGCTTTCGAGGTGGCCCTCGTGGGGCGTCTCCCGGAGCGTCTCGATGCGGAACTGGCCGAAGGAATAGCGGGCGCGGCGTTTCATGGCGGTCACAGGCAGAGTTTGAGCAGGCCGTTGGAGAGCTGATAGACGCGCTTCAGGACGCCGGTGAGCACGGCACGGGGCCGCTCCCCACGGGCGCGGGCGGCGCGCAGGATGTTGGCGCAGTGGGCGCGGACGGTGGATTCATCGCCGGTGGATTCGAGGAGATCGGGCGCGGCGGTGCGGACGGTGGGGGTGAAGGAGAGAGTCATGGGGAAAAGGATGAAGGAGGAAGGATGAAGGATGAAGGAGGAAGGATGAAGGATGAAAGGTGGGCAGAAGAAAGCCCGTGCCGCACGGAGGCGGACACGGGCTGGTTTGGTTTTGGGGTGGGGAGATCAGGCGCGGCGTTTATTGCCAAAGCGGGCGTTGTGCGCGGCGATGCGGGCCAGCAGGGTTAGGCGATCAGCTTCCATGGGGCAGACGATTTCCGGCGGGGCCGGCGGCACGGCGGTGGCCAGGCGTTTCTGCTCGGCAGCGTAGTCGGCGCGTTCACGCTCCGTGTGCAGGTGCTCGCGCTCGGCCTTGGAGGGCTTGGGTGGCGGCTTGCGGTAGGTGAGCGGATGGGCGAGGCGGTGCTTGCGCTCCTGATGCGCGGTGATGCGGGCGTGCTCGGCGGGATCGAGCCAACGGCGATCGCGGATGGACGCCTTGCTGCGGGCCTTGATGAGGCGGCCCTTGAACTTGCCGTAGATGCCGGGAGACAGCGCGTTCGGATGGCGAACGAGGATGACCTGCCCGCCGGAGGTGGCGGCATGCACGCCGTCGCCGGAGAGCACGATGTCCGCGTTGTGGAAGCCGCTCTCGTAGGTGAGGGGTTCCTCGAAAAATTCACCGTGGCAGCGCGGGCGGGAGAGGTGGGGCGGCAGCCCCTCTTGGAAAAATGAGTCGGACGATTTCATGGCAAAAGAGCAGTGGACGTTTCAAACAGCGTCCCTACATAGGGACAGGGGTGGGCATGATTCTCCCGGTGAGCGCGGACGCGCCACTTTCGGGAACCAGGTCAAAAAAACGAGGCGCGGATTTCTCCGCGCCTCGCGTGAGGCTTGGCAGGTTAAGCAGCCTTTTTCTCGCGTTTCTTCGCTGGCGTGTGAAGTGGAATCACGTTGACAGGGGGGGCGGCTTCCTCGCTAAGACCGCAGAATTTGCGCCATGCGGTCGCATCATTCACCGCGCGAGCCAGCATGGAGCGCGTGATTTCCGCCTTATCTGGCGAAAGTCGGCGTGTGAGCTTTTCCAGCTCAGTGATAAACTGGAATTGATCTAGCGTAGCCGTTTCTTCGGGCTTGCCATCTTCGGGCTTGCCATCTTCCGGCTTGCCATCTTCCGGCTTGCCATCTTCGGGCTTGCCATCTTCGGGCTTGCCATCTTCGGGCTTGCCATCTTCCGGCTTGCCATCTTCCGGCTTGGCTTCCGGCTTCTTAGCGGCCTCATTAATGCGTTTAATGAGTTCATCCGCCCATGCTCCGCGAAACTTGGAAACGGAGAGATATTTTTCGGCGGCTTCTTTCGCGGCGGTATTGTCTTTGTGCGCTTCAAACGCGGCACGAATTTCTCTTGCTTTCGCGTAGGTGATGGCGAAGTAAGCCGATTCTGGCAACTTTCCTTCACAAAAACGCAAAACTTCAGCGTGGGGCAGTGCATTATCGAAAGTTTTGCGCGTGCCGTCGCCATACTTGGCCACCAGTTCTTTCAAAGAGACGCCTTCAATTTTGGCATTGTATCGCACAATGCCAAGGCATGGAATCGCGCCAGTGATGGCACTGTGAATGCTATCGAGAATTTCCGTAGCGCGGGGGGCAATGGCATCTTTGGCGATGCTGAACCATTTAGAATTTTGAGACATAAGAGGTAGGGGGCTAGAAGTAGCGAGTTAAACGGCTCGCTTTTCCGTTTGGGCGGCTTCCCTATATAGGGAAGCCTATGGGCACGGACTTCCGTAAGACGCGCGGGGCATCTTTTGAAAAAATCCATTGCAGGGGATGCCCTGCTTCACGTTCAGCTGATTCACATCGGAGAACATCACTATCTTATCCGTTTGGATAGGATTTGCAAACGAAAGTTGATCTTTCTCGTTATGCTTAACTATTCATAATTAAACGTCCGCGTGCGTGTGCAGCCGCAGCGTGCCGCGGGGAGGGGCAACCGGATTGACCGTGTTGACTGGTGCGGGGCTACTCCCCTTCCCTGGCCTGGCCTTCGGCCACTTTGGCCGGGGCCGGTGGCGGGGTCTGCCAGTAGGTCACGGCCTGGCGCGGTGGGAGTGGGGCGTCCTCTGGCAGGGGCGGCTCACTCAGCGCGTCCTGGCGCTGCTGGAGCCATACGGCGATGTCGAAGAAGACTTCGATCTCTGGTTTGCGCGTGCCGCCCAGGATGCGGGAGAGTTTCACCACGGCCCCGGCTTCGGAGATCTCGTGACTCCGCGCCAGATGCCGGGCCAGCTCCGCTTTGGAGCCGCGATGGCGGTCGAGGTGGTGCTTCAATCCCGTGAGCCACACGTCGTAGCTGGATGGGATGTGGAGCGTCTGCATGGTGTCGGCGTGGCGAGGGGGGTGGAGCGTGCGGGCTTTCACGCTGGGCGTCAAGGTGGGAAGGGCGGAAAGAGGAAGGATGAAGGATGAATGATGAATGATGAAGGAGGAAGGAGGAAGGATGATGGATGAAAGCAGGCGGGGCGTTGACGCGGGGCGCGGGGCATGAGCGCTCCTTTACTACCTCCTGTGTTGGTGGCTGTGGCCTCGCAGGAACTCGGTGTGACTGAAATCAACGGCAGCAACTGCGGTCCGCGCGTGAATGAATACAAGGCGGCGACCTGGCTACCAGCGGACAAGTCCTGGCCGTGGTGCGCGGCGTTTGTGTGCTGGTGCGTGCGCGAGGCGCTGCGCATCAGCGGTGTGCCGGAAACGAAGACTTTCAAGCGGCCCCGCACGGCGGGCGCGTGGGATCTGGAGAACTGGAGCCAGACACAGGATGCCAGCACACACACACGCAAGCCGCACCGCAATGACATCCGTGCCGGGGACATCGTGATTTTCAAGTTTTCACACGTCGGCATCGCCACGGGCGCGGTCGATAAAAACGGCGATGTGCCCACCATCGAAGGCAACACGGATGGCGCGGGCAGTCGGGAGGGGGGTGCCGTGCTACGCAAGAAACGCGCTGCGTCCAGCATCCGCAGCCGCATCCGTTTCACGGTATGATGACGCCGCACAACCTGGCCACAGCCTGCGGCGCGGTGTTTGCCGCTGGCGTGTTGCTGGTGTGGATGATCCTCGCGATGTGGCGGCGTTGACGGGGCGTGGCAGGCATGGCCTACACGGATCACCTCGAAGTCTATCAGTCGTTTTCCACGCAGGAGCTGACGGAGGAGGTCACGCGGCTGAAAAAGTCCCGGAGTGGCTACCTTTCCCAAAGCGTGGGCAGCAAGGCCTACACGCAGGATTTGCGCCGGATCGACGACATGCTGCGGGCAGCGGTGCGGGTGCAGAATGAGCGCAGCCACGCCAGCACCAGCCATCGGGGCACGGTGAGTTTCAGCGGGTATTGACGGGAGGGGTAAAGCATGAAGTTGATGCGTGTTTTTTTTAACCTTCGGCCACGCCTTAGAATCTGCATGCTGGCGTTCATGATGCCGCTGGTGTGGACTTGCTGCCCGGAGATCGCGGTCCTGCGCAATGTGCTCATCCAGCGTTCATTTTTCACCATCACCTGGATTTCCTTCTGACCATGGCGCACTACGATCACCTTCAAGAACTCGACACCGCCTGCCCGCCGGTGACGATGCGGGCCATGGCGGCGGTGGGCATGAAGGCGATGCCCACGGAATCCCCCCTCTGGGGCGTGTTCATGGGCTACGGCGTCACGCTGCAAATCCCCTCCGACATCGAGGTGGACGTCACCGGGGCGATGAAGCTCATCGTGGAGCAAGCGCGGGCCGCCGGGGCGGAGGAGCAGCGGAAGCTGGTGCGGAAGGTGTTGGGGTTGTGAGTTTTGAGTTTCAGGTTCAAAGTTCAAAGTTCAAGGTTTGGGAGCTTGGAACTTTGAACCTGAAACTTGAAACGGTTTGGTTCTGTTGACGCGGCGGGGCAGGCATGGGAAAACCGTCTGCATTCACCTCGTTCATTGACAAAGCCGTGGCCGTTGTGTCGCCGAAATGGGGGGTGGAGCGGATGGCGTCGCGGGCGCTCCTGACTCGCTTCGATTACGATGGGGCCAAGAACACGGGGCGGCGGGGCACGGCGGGCGGGAGCCTGTTTCGCAATGGCAGCCCGGAGAGTTCACGGGTCTCCCAGGACGCCATCCAGCTCATGTGGGAGAGCCGGGACATGGAGAGCAATTTCTGCCTCTGGCGCGGCATCCTCACGCGCACCACGCAGTATGCGCTGGGCAAGATCGTGTGGCAGAGCCGCACCGGGGACGCGGCGATTGATGAGGCGCATGAAACTTACTGGGAGGAGTGGGGCAAACGCGCCGACCTGACGCAGCGGCACCCCTTCCCTGTCATCGCCCGACTGGGCATCCGCAGCATGTTGCGGGACCGGGATTTCGGCCTGGCGCTGCATGACGACGAGGCCAGCGGGGAATATCGCATCCGGGGGATCGAGGCGGATCGCATTGGCAATCCCACGATGCCGGTGATGCCGGATGAAAAGAAGGTGCAAGGCATCAAACTGGGCGAGCACGGAGAGCCGCTGATTTACGAGATCTACAAGCGCAAGCCCTCGAATCAGTATGACCTGGAGGCGGAGCTGCCGCCGGAGCGGTTCCTGCACGTTTTTGACCCGCTGCGGGTGGATCAGTATCGCGGGGTGAGCTGGGGTGCCCCGGCCCTGCCCCACATGCGGGATCTCTATGAGGCGCTCGGCGCGGAGATGGACGCCATCAAGTTCGCCGCCAGCTACGCGGCCTTCACCTACAACGAGACGCCGTTTAGTGAGCAGGCGGCGATGGCCTTCGACTCCGAGAAGAAGCCGGACGGTGGGAACAAATACAGCGTCAAGCCCGGCACCATCCAGAATCTCACGGGGGGGCAGAGGATCGAATTCGCCCCCGGTGCCTCACGGCCTTCGGGAGCCTTCATGGCGTGGTTTGAGGCCAAGGTGCGGGAGATCAGTGTGGGGCTCAATGTGCCGTTCGGCTTCGTGTGGAATCTGGCGCTGCTTGGCGGCGTCACGGCCCGCATCGAGGTGGCGCAGATGAAGCGCACGCTCGACGACATCCGCACGGTGGCCATGACCCGCATGCTGGATCCGTTGAAGGATCGCGTGCTGCGGCGGGGGATCGCGCTGGGCCTCATCCCGGCGCATCCGAAGTTTGGCAAAGGCCGCTGGGGTTTTGGACCCGACATCACCGGCGACGTCGGCCACGACACGAATGCCGACATCTCCCTCCTTTCGGCAGGCATTTTCAGTGAGAGCAACCTCATTGAAGGCAAGTATGGCGGCGACTTCGAAGAGCACTGCTACACCCAGGCCCGCGAGATGCAGACCCGCCAGCGTGTGGCGGCGGAGACCGGCGTGCCGGTGGAGCTGCAAAGCCAACGCTGGCAGAATGCCACGCAGCTCATGGCCGCCATGAATGGCCGGGGAGATCCCGCTGCCGAGGGTGCGGTGCTCGATCAGGCGGCTGGTCCGCAAGGTCCATCTGGTCAATCCAGTCAATCCGGTCAAGAAGGCATGCCACCGGTGCCAGCAGGACTCGCGGCGGCGCATGGCAAGGATGCGGTCAAAGGCCTGCTCGATGTGATGAAGCAGATGAACCGTGGCGAGCTCACGCGGGAGCAGGCGGTGCAGATCCTCGTCGTGAGCTATGGGCTGGATCTGGCGGAGGCGGAGGAGGCGGTGCCGGAGGGGTGAAGACTGGGAGACTTTGAGACTCGGAGACTCTGAATTTCCTCCACTCCTCTTCTCCCAGTCTCCTCTTCTCCCAGTCTGGCTCCCGTTGACGCCGTGGGCGGGGCATGGCTCACATCACCAAACGGCTGTGCCTCCCTGTGGGGCAATATCAAAAACCTGGCGCGCAGAAACCCACCATTGATTACCGAGAGATCGGTTACGAGCTGGAGTTCGAGGACGGGCATGGCAACACCTGGTCCGAGATCCGGCTGCATGCCGACGTGCTCAATCCCGTGCTCTTCGCCATGGCGCGGCAGATGATGGACAAGGGCAGCTCGACGGCACGGGTAAAGAAGTTCGACCTGGAGCGCAAGAAGAAAGGCCCGGCGGCGGAGGATGAGGAGGCAGGCGCAGCTCCGGCGGATGATGACATCCCGTATTGAGCATGGCGGAAACAATCACCAGCAAACCTGATCATCTGCGCGGTTATGCCCATCGGGGGCCGTGTGATGGCAAGGAGTTCATGCACACGGCGGACATGCGGCGGGTGAGGATCCATGATGAAGCCAAAAAGACGCACATCTACGTCTTCCACGAGGGACTCTCCGAGGAGCAGAACCGGCGCGTGTATCTGTGGGAGAAGGAGGAGGCGTGGAAGTTCGGCGGGTAGCCACAAAAAACGCGGCAGGTCTTGCGACCTGCCGCGTGGGCTATGGAGTGAGGGTTGTGCACCCTCGGAGAGGTCTTCCGCCGCTTGTCAACGGCGCGGGTATTTGACACGGCGGGGAGGTCTATGGCTTCACCCCGTTTCAAGTTTCAAGTGTTAGGTTCCAAGTTGATCTGTTTTGCCAAAAAGGAGGCGCGGCCCACGGTGCGGGATCGCCTGCGGGACGCGCTCATCTCCGGCACGGCTGGAGCCTACCTCGGCAGCATGGTGCTGGATGGCAAGGTCAAGCTCCCCCAAGTGGTGCGCAAGGTGGCGCGGACGCGCCGCAGGACGCTGACGATTCATGGCGCTCGGGTTGGCGGGGCCGCAGGCGCGGGCCTGGGCCTCATCGCCAAACCAAGCAAGGACACCGCCGACTCCGTGGCTGGGGGTGGCGACTGGCGTTTCGAGGATGGTAAAAAACCGCTCACGCCGGGGCAGAAAGCCGCCCTCGCCGCCGGGGGCACGCTGGCAGCGGGTGGGCTGGTGCTGGGCAGCGCACGCGGGCGCAATGCCCTGCGCAGTGCCATGGCAGGCGGGAATCCGCTGAGCGGTCTGCTGTCCAAAGCGCCTGGCGGGAATCCGCGCCGGGTGCGGCTCATGAAAGCGCAGCAGAAGCGCAAGGATCTGAGCAATGCCCGCGCGGCCAATCAAGCCGTGGAAGCCGCCCGTGCCAAGTTCCGCGCCGAAGCCCTGCCGAAAGCGCCCACGGAGCCGACGCTGGGAGACGCGGTCAAGACCGTCAAAAAGCGCCTGAAGCGCAAGGTGGTCAAGGCCGTCTCCAACATCGGCGCGAATCCGGCGGAGACGCAGTTGAGCGCCTACATCGAGGACATGACCTTCTCTGGCCTGCCCAAGGAGGTGCAACAGGACGTGCTGCGGTTTGTGGATGCCGAGAAAGGCACGCCGGTGGTGCATTACGGCATGACGGTGAAAGAACTGCTCGGCAAGGCCGACCCCATGAACCTCAAGACGGCGCGGAAAGCGCTAGGCACCCTGCGGGCCAGTCGCGCTGCGGCTGAGGTGCTGGGGAAGATCAAGGCTGGCGGCAAGTATGTGCTGTTGATGAATGACCGCATCATCGATGGGCATCACTTCCTGGCCAAAGCGGAGCGGGCAGGCATCACCAGTTCATTGAATGTGCTGGATTTGACGCCGGCGCGGCTGGGCACGAAGGCGGGCGGATGCGGCTGCCAGATGGCGAATGGCGCGGCTTTGACTCAGTTCGAGCAGGAGAAAAAGAAATCTGGATGGAAGCGCAAAGCGGCGATTGCGGCAGGAGCCACGGCGGGCGCGGTGCTGGGTGCCCGCACGCTGCCGCGCCTAATCCGGCGGGGGCGTCCTTTGAAGGACGGTGAGGAGCTGGCGGGTAAGGTGCTTTACACTCATGAGGGTCTGACCACGCCTGCCAGTGTGGTAAACATCGGCGGCAAGACGGTGCGGCGTCGCCTCGAAAAGAAGGCGCTCAAGGGATCGAAGCTGGCTGGTGCGGCGCTGAAGGTGGATGACTTCCTGGGCGTCCCACAGCGGCATTACGGTGTGGGTGCCGGAGGTGGTCGCGTGATCGAAAAGACCAAGGCGCACGGCCAGCGCATGGTGGATAAGGACGGTTTCTCCCGGGGAAATCGCATCCATGTGGACAGCGACACGCTGCCGAAGGATTCCAGCAAGTGGGGTGAGTGGGCCAAAGGCATGGAGAAACGCCACGATGCCGCGCAGGGCAAGGCCAAGCGGGGGGATCTGTGCCTCATCGGCAACAACTGCGAGCATCACGCCCGCGACATCGCCGGGCAGGGCCGCAAGAGCTACCAGACCCGTGCCTTGGTGGGCGGCGCGGTGGGAGGCGCGGCGGTTGGTGGTGCTGCCGTGGGTGCGATGACGAAACGCAAGCGTGAAGAGAAGCAGATGAGCGTCAATGCCATGCTCCTGCACCTCTTTGAGGAGGCCCGCAAGAACCGCGTGCGGGATCTGCGGGACAAGATCGGCCTTGCCAAAGATGTGGCCGGGCTGGGTGGAATCACGGCGGCGGGGATCGGCGGCGTGAAGCTCTATCGTGCGGGGCGGAAGGCTATCAACGACGTTGCGCCGCAGGTGAAGGCCTCCGCTCGTGCCTGGGGGCGCACAGCGATCCGCAGCCGCAAAGCAGCGGCCAATATCGAGGAGGCAGTGGCGCTGCCGAGTGCGGTCACGCGGGGGGGGAAAGCCGTGGGACGGGCGGTGGCTAAAGGCGGTAAGGCGGTTGTAGAACCGTTCATCAAAGCTGCCAAGGTTGTCGGCTCATGGATGCACGATGATCCACGTCCGGTGCAGGCCTTTGCCCGGCGGCGTGAGCCGGTGATCGTCCAGCTACCGCAGCGGGACAACTGGCAGAAGACGCGGGATGGGGCGCTCATCGCGGGCGGTGCGGCCACCGTGGGAGGTGCTGGGTATCTGGCGCACCAAGGCGGCAAGGCCATCGCCGGACTGGCGAAGCGCGGGCGTGCCGCCATGCGCCAGGTGCCGCAGGTGACGGACAACATTCAGAACGCCACCAGCATCGGTGCCGACATGGGCCGCGTGTATCGCAAGGCCCGCAAGGTGGTCACGGATTCGGCGGATGCGTTCAAGGGTGGCATGCGGGAGGCCGCTGCCAAGCCTGCGCCGTTGTGGGCGAAGCGCACGGTGCGGATCGGCAAGAAGCTGCGGCTGTTGGAAAGCCAAGTTCCAAGTTTCACGTTCAAGGTGCCAAGTTCCAAGGATCAGGAGCCGAAGAATGAGCGGTTGGACGGCTGGCGGAAGCGTGAATACCTAGCGGCTGGAGCGGACAAGGTGGGCCAAGCGGGTGGTCTGGTGGCTGGTTTGAAAGGTTCGATGAGCCTCTTGAAAAAAGCGCCGCGTGACACGTTCACCATGCCGAAGATGGGTGGGCATCCTTTGGGTGGCGTAAAGATTGATGTGGGGCCGAAAAAAGGCTACGCCATCGCGGCAGGTTTGCTGCCGGTGGCTGCGCAACTGGCTGGCGGGAAGATTGCCGAGAAGCTGGCCCGCAAAGCGCATGAGAAAATGACGCCCAAGGACAAGCAACCGGTGATGGGTAAAACGAAGGCGGCGCTCGCCAAGGCGTATGCGGAGGGTGGCACGATGTCCTATCCGCTGCATGCGGCGGGAGGCGCGGGTTTGGCGCTGGCCGGGGGTGGGCTGCTCAAGGGTCGGCGTGGGGTGAACCGCAAGGTGGCGGGTGCGGGTGCGGCGGCGGCGCTGCTGGCACGGGCAATGAAGCAGAAGAAAATCAACCGCGCTGAAGATGAAGAATTGAACACACCCAAACTGCACAATCGCGCGGCGAAGGTGGTTGGGGCGATCGGCCGCAACATCAAGGACAATCTGCTGCCAGGGATTGGCCTGGGATTGGGGGCGGCAGGCCTTGTGAAGGCGCGTCCTGGCTTGATGAAATGGGCGAAGAAAGCGGCGCGGAAGCGGGAGGTGATGGCCCGCCGCCGGAATCCGGCGAAGCGCGACAAGACGGTGCATCGGGGTAAAGGGCCGCTGATCGACGCGGATACTGGGCTACCCGTGCGGGCACTGCCGGAGAAGCGGATGCAGTCGCGGCAGGCGTTGAACGAGTTCATCCTGGGGGCGCTGGGGACCGTTGCAGGGACGCTGGGCGGGGCATATGCGGGGAGTCAAATGCGCAGCAAGGTGTATCGGGCTATTCGCCAAAAGTATGGGCCGGGTGTCTGGGCAAAGCGGGCTGCTCGCGTCGGCGCTTTGGCGACGGAGAACGCAGGTGGGATTGTCGGAGGTGCGGCGGGTTCGTTCCTGACCGGGGGGCTGCGGCAGCGGAAGGAGGAGGGGGAGTTCAATGCGCTGGCGCTGCGGGCGATTCATGAGTTCGGGGGCAATGAACAACTTGCCGATCTCGAGAACAGCCGTTTCGTGGATCCATTCTCGAAGTGGCTCAAGGGTGAGAAGGGGTATCGCCGGGCGGATGTGGGGGATTACCACAAGCTGCGCCGTCGTCTGCTGGGCCGGGATTTGACGCCGGAGCAGATCGCCAAGATTCAAGGGGCGATGGCCGACATCAAAGCCAACAAGGCGGTGGATGTGGCGGGCGGGCAGGTGCTGCATTCCGCGCTGCGGAAGG